TAGTCCTGTTGGTTGACTCAGCAACAACTTTCCGGGGTCTGCTCGCGCGAGGATCGAGGATCCTGGCTCAGTGAGCGCGGGCTCTTGAACGCGGGTGGGGGGAGGGGTAGGGTTGAGGGTATGAGGGTTGACGTGCCCGGGATCCGGGCTAAGGGACGCGCGCCGGGATCGGTGACGCGGGTGGCACCCGGCGGGAGCCGGGTGGAGAGGTGGATGTGGGGTGCGATGTGGTACTGCCTGATGGTGGTGCTGCTCATCTCCATCCCAGCCATGGCACATCGCGGGTTCTGGGTGTGGGACTGATGGTCGACATACCGCAGGCCATGATCGAGGCGGCGGCGAGGGCGCTACGCGACAACGACGGCGTACTCGACAACTGGCTCACGTTGGCCCGCGCGGCCCTCGCTGCTGCCTTTGCTGAGTGCGAAGTGCGGGAGGAGTTTCGATCAACGAAGCCCTACGTGCTGCCGTGGGGAATTGACCCGTACGCACAACGGCACCGGTGGGACGAGCGCCGACTTGTGATCACCACCCCACCGGTTGTGGTTACCCCAGCACAGGAGGAGGCGGCGAATGGCTGAACTTGACGTAGAAGCGATCATCGCTCGCACCGGCGCAGCAATGGACGTTTGGCGCGACGTCCCCTACCACGGCCACCCGCGCGCCGTGTCCGTCATGCAAGCGTCAGCGGCTGACGTCCCAGTCTTGCTCGCCGCCCTCGCTGCCGCTGAGTCTCGTGGCCGTCGTGAGGGCCAACAGAGGGTAGTTGATGCACTGGGGGCGCTGTCGTGGGTGAAGTCGCTCAGCAACCCCTACGGCGGCGATGTCCGTCGACTTCTCGAAGAGATCAAGGAGGACACATGAGGGTACTGATCACAGGCTCCCGCGACTGGGAGGGGATCCAGGCCGAGAACCGGCTGTACCGGGTCCTGGACAAGGTGTACGAGCTGGCCCATGAGGTGGGCTCATCACTGGTCCTGGTCCACGGAGACTGCCCCACTGGGGCCGATCAGTGTGCTGACCGCTGGGGCCGGCGACGGGAGCCTGAGGTGACCGTGGAGACTCACCCAGCCGACTGGAACAAGTGGGGTAAGAGCGCCGGCATGGCCCGGAACGTACACATGGTGAACCAGGGTGCCGACATGTGCATCGCGTTCCTCAGGGGCGGATCCAGAGGCACTACCCATGCCATGAATCTGGCTCGTGAGACCGGTATACCGACGTTCGTGATCCCGTGGGAGGAGGAATGGGGTGCTAGACCCGTACGAGGCTCTGTCCCAAGCCTGTGACAAGGCAATCTGGATGATCGTCTTCCAGAAGATGGGGCCGAACCTTTACACTGTAGAAGAGGCCGGGGAGGTATCCCTGGTGGACCGCGCAACACTGGTCGGGATGATCAGTGACGTACTTGAAGGAGGAAAGAATGAAGTGGGAGGAGGCCCTGTGGGCTGAGCTGGACGCTCTGCCCGACACCCAGCAGATCATCACGGCCGGGGAATGGATTACCCACCTGACTCAGAAGATCCTGCCCGAACTGGGCAAGCATCGCCGGGAGAAGGTTCTGGAGGTGCTAGCGCAGCCGGAGATGGATGCGACCCGACTAGCCGAGAGTATCGGTGCCAGGCGCAACACCATCACCAGGCTGGCGGAAGAGGGTCGAGCGATGGCCCGGGAGGAACGGGAGCGAGTGTAGGTTGACGCACACCCACCCCTCCGTATACCATGGATCCTGTAACACAAGGCTCGGGGTCAACGGGTCGGAACTGGACTCCCTCGTTGATCCCTCTCACGGAAGTGAGCATTCCGGGTCCCGGCCTCTGTGGCGGAAGCCCGGGACCCGGAGTGGAGACTGAGGTAGCTGATGAAGCAGCCCGAACCGGTCGATGGACCGACATACGCCAGGACCAACGCCGTGCTGATACAGGCACGTACCAGGGGTCTGAGTGCGGTGGAGGAACTGAACCGGACCGGGCTGCTTCTTACCCCCGCCGCCCGTAAACACCTTCGCACCGAGATCCTTGCCGCCCTGGTGATGGATCTGGAACGCTGGAGGCCGGTGGAACTGCTTCGGCGACGGCTACGTCATGCCGAGACCGCAACACCCCAGGACATGTACAACTGCATCCTGGACTTCGTTCAGGAGTACCTAGCGGTGGTGGAGAAGGAATCATGAACTTCGTCTGCGGTGAGTGCAAGAAGGGCAACCATGATCAGTGCCCGGGTGGTACTCATTGTGACTGCCTCCATCGCCGGTACTGCGGAGGGTGTGGGTCGACATACTGCACCCGGGTCCCCGGGGACGTGTGCCGGCGACGGTAAGGGCCGTCCTGATCAGACACCTGGGAAAGTTCCGAGAGGAACGAGAGGGTTCGAGTCCCTCAGGCCCACGAAAGGAGGTGAGCCACCATGGCGAACCTGTACTGCCAGAACTATGCGCAGTGCAACGGGATGATGCTGGATCGAGGTGACGACCATACGAACGAATCACATGCTCGCGCCAAAGGCTGGCACATCTACCACGGTCACACGATGGGTGGCAGCATCCATGAAGGGGTCCTGTGCTCCAAGTGTGCCGACAACAACAGACGCCGGCTGTCTCCGGCACCACCCCTGCTTCCAGGACAGCAGGAGTTGATTTCCATTGAGGTGATCGTGGATCCGGAGTCCTGGGATCCGGTCACCATCTAGCACGAGGCCGGTCTCTTCACAGGGACCGGCCTCGTTGCGTTTGGGGGGAGGGGTAGGTATGGTAGGACGCATGACGAACTTCAGCTTGACCGAACTGATTGATGAAGTGTGGGACGAAGCAGGTCCCAAGGCCAGCGACATCGCCAAGGCAGTGGAGCCCCGCATCCCTGAGGCTCACCGCCATGACGTGCTCCTGCTTCTGCTCACCCGCTACATCGCCAACATGAAGCCCCGACTGTCAGACATAGGCCCAGAGCCCGTACCGGCACCTGCACCAGCTCGACAGTCGAATGGATCAGCGGCAGTGGCAGCGATCCGGAAGTACGCCAAGTTCTTCCACATCTCCGTCAACGTGGCCCGTAACCAGGACAAGTGGATGGGCGACTGCACCTACGATGATCTCCAGTACGCGGCAGCTAACCGGCGTCGTGTTGCGGAGGAGACCTTTGCGGCGGCGGCAGAATATGAAGCCCTGGCTAACCTGGTGAAGGAGCGTAACGTCACCACGGTCAGGGAACTGCCACCAGCAGACCTGGACGAGTTCCTGGCCCGTCAGCGGAACTTGACATGACAACACCAGACTCCCATCCGGCCAGACACCAAGCGACGCCCTTAGTCGGGTCGCCGGATGGGCCTACTTCCCCTGCGGCCACCCCACACCCGTCGCCCATACCGGGTTCGCCGCAGGGGACCAAATCAACCGGTCGCCTTTTTCGAATCGAAACCCATGGGATCGTCGCGACCGGTTCCAACTCCTCTGTGACCGATGAGCTGACGAAAACCAGTAATCCTTCGTCACAGAGGTTAAATGTGCCGGATCTAGTAGCCAGTGAACGTCCGATGACCGCAGTCGCAGCGCTACTGGATCCGGCGCTCAAGTTTGCCGCTGACGTACTCGATGACATTGAACGGGTACGGATCGCCAACGAGAACCGGCTTCGTCAACTCACCCGGACAACGGTTGACAGTGATGGCCTGGAGCGTGGGTTTGGGCTCAATGAGACCCATCCCGACGTTGCCCGGCTGGCTGCCATAGTGGAATCACTCAAGAAGATTGAGCATGATGCCACCTTGGAACTTCAGCGGAAGCTGCGTAAGCATCCGCTGGGGGCCTGGGTCAAGACGACCAGGGGTGTGGGTGAGAAGCAGGGTGCCCGGTTATTAGCTGCAATCGGTGACCCGTACATCCGGCCTCAACTCATCAACGAGGATGGCTCCGTCAGATCCAAGGAGGGTCCTCGTACTGTTTCAGCCCTGTGGGCATATGCAGGGCTCCATGTTCTCCCTGGTGGCCAGATGCCGTTCGACGCCCCTGCTGTCCACGCCACCGGGGATCAGCACCGCAGCACCGACCACCAAACCACCGATACCCATGCTACCGGCGTCGGTGTTGCGGCTAAACGTAAGAAGGGTGAGCGTGCTAACTGGTCCACTGGGATCAAGACTCGCGCCTACCTGGTAGCTGAGTCATCTATCAAGCAGTTGAGTCCGCAGTGCAGGCATGGGCACATCACTCCAGATACTCAGTTGGAAGCTGTTGCCCCGCCCTGTGCCTGTTCCCCGTACCGGGTGAAGTACGACCAGCGCCGGGCTCACACCGCTGTCACTCATCCTGAGTGGACGGACGGACACAGCCACCAGGACGGGCTACGTGTGGCATCGAAGGAGATCCTCAAGGATCTGTGGCGTGCTGCTCGTGACTGGTATCTAACAAATGGAGGTTCGCATGACTGATGTAACAGAGCAGAACACGATGGTCTTCGATCGGGACGACCTGCTGGACCTGGGGGACCTTGGTGCCCTCCTGTTCCATGCCCCTCAGATCCTGGACTACTTCCGCAAGACCCAGGCCGCGAAGCTCAGCGCCATTGAGGCCGACCTTCTCCAGCTCCCCTCAGGGTGGAGAGGCGGTCAGGTGGACCGGGATGCGGTCCTGAAGATCGTCCGCAAGCACCTCGTCAACGGAAAGGCGACAAGGAACCAGATGCTCCAGTCGTATTTCCCGAACGGGCAGGTGTGACATGCCATTACCAGATCCTCACGTCGAGGAACCAACCCAAGAGGTAGACCGGGACACATACAAGCTGCTCCAGGAAGCCAAGGCCGCCGTAGCGGCCTGGACCGCTGAGTTCAACCGGCTCAAGGCCAAGCTGCTGGAGGAGATGGGTGACGCCTACGCCGCCACCATCGACGGCGAGAAGGTGTACACGTACCGGCCCCAGGCCAAGTACGCGGTGGTCAGCCTGCTGAAGGACTACCCGGACCTGACCGAGCACTTCTTCGAGCGCAAGGTGCAGAACGTGTTCAACATCGACAAGTTCCGGGAGCAGCATCCGGAAATCGCGGAGAAGTACCGGGTCCGAGCGCTGGTGGAGGTGCAGGGCCTATGAGAACTAGGGTCAGGAACAGTAGGGCAGGCGTGGAGATCCCGGAGTGGCTGGAGGGGCTGTACCAGCGGTTCGGTGAGCCCCAGGTGTTCCCGAGGACGGAAGACGGTGTCCGGTTCTTTGACGGAGAAGTATGGGTCACCCGCCGCTTCTGGGTGTGGAGCGTCAAGGTCGACCGCACCTGGATAAATCATAAGATTCGCATAGATAAATATGGTGACCAGCATGAAATTGTGGCGGAATCCGAATTACGTGATTCACCTCGGGTGTCGCTGAAAACTGGTCCACATCCCACCGAAGATCAGATTCTCCAGGTCCTGTACCTGGCTCAATTTCTGGAGGTGCCGTGAAGATTCACCTTCACAGATGGGGTAGTTGGGCTCCCTGCGTCAGGGTCGAGACAGTTGAAGGGTTGAACACCTCCAGGGTCGAAGAAAATCTCTGGATCAGAAAGTGCGACTTCTGCCCGAAGAGGAGTTACAAGCCAAGAGTCGGCATCAGGTGGATTGTTCAGGAAAAGTTCGAGGAGGTGCCATGAGCAAACTGGCTTCAGTGGTCATGATGACCGCCGTACTCCTCTCCACCGATAGTTGCGTCCCACCGGGAGGTGAAGCCCCGCCCGCACCCGTCACCGAAATCGTCATCGAGGTAGTGACCAACCCGGAAGGGTTGTGGGCTCAGGTGGGACTCAATGCCATCGACCACTCGGGGCTACCGGCGGTGAACCTGGAGACCGGGGAGCTGTACCCGACTGAGCACGCCTACCGAACCCCGTACAAGCACTGGATCGTTCACCCGCCCAATGCAGTGGTGACGTACTCGGTGAAGGCCATCATCGGCGGCGAGCCCGGGGACCTGCTCGGCTGCAACATGTACCTGAACGGGGTGAAGTTGACCGTGCCTGGTTCGGTGGGTGTCACCGAGATACCTCAGGGGATGAGGTCGGCAGTGATCAGGTGCGAGTACAAGTATTTCGGGAACGGCCAATGACCCGGACTCAGAGACTCAGGTACAGCGACCTTTGGTACTACATCTGGGTCTGGGTGGCCGTGATCTGCACCGTGATGGCGTTCTTCACCCTGATCAATGAAGAGTGGCCGTGGGCGTTTGGCTGTGGCGGATGGGCTCTGGCTGCATCCGCCCATGCCAGGCTGGAACGGTTTGATGGGCACCGACACAACGGAGGAATCGAGGTCCCGTGACAACTGATTGCATTGAACCTGGGGGCCATGCCTGGGTCTCTGTTTACCGCTGGCGGTGGCGTAAATGGTGGTGGCGCAAGGAGGTCTACGAGTCCTGCTGGGACTGTTCAGCCACTCGGTTCCGGCGATGATCATTTCAGCCTATGGCACACCTGCACCTCAAGGATCCAAGCGATTCATGGGTAAGACCAAGCTGGGCAAGGGGATCCTGCTGGAGGCATCGGACAAGACAACTCCGTGGCGAGCGGACATCATGACAGCAGCGAGGGGCGTCCTGGATGAACTGGGACGCCCCGAACCTATGGACGGGGCCATCATCGCCAGGATGGTGTTCAGCTTCGCCAGACCGAGCACGGTGAAGCGGGCTAAACGACCGTTCCCCTCGGTGTACCCGGACCTGAGCAAGCTGGTCCGAGCTACGGAGGACGCGCTCACGGCGGCGGGGGTGTGGCGTGACGATGCCCTGGTGGTGGAGTACACCCGTCTGGCCAAGGTCTACTGCAATGAAGATCCAGAAGCCTTGGATCGGCCAGGGGTTCTGATCATCCTGTTGCCTTTGGTAGACTTGGTTCCAGTGGGAGGGACCCCTCCCCCAACAGTAAACGGAGACCTTAACCATGAACGAAGAGACTGAGAGGCGACCTGGCAGGCTTCTGCTCTGGGTCGCCTTCGTCTTGCTCCTCCTGGCGGTCCTCATTTTCAGCATGGCCATCGCCGCCCTGTTACCGAGCAAGATGGCGTACGCGCATCCGAGTGAACAGAGCGCCCCAGTCGCCACCACGGTGGCTGACCTGGCACCGCTACCACTGGCTGTGGCCGTGTCTACGGCGGCACGCCCCGGTGAGGGCGTCATCCGCATCACCACCAGAGTCTGTGGGAACGCCAACAACTGGCAGTCGGTGGCTGCCACCAACGGGATCAGACCACCGGTCTACCTGGTGCTCCTGGGGCAGGTATTGTCCGTGCCATGTGTTGGGGGGTCTGCCCCTAGCGCACAGGTCCAGCCCTCGCCGCAGACCGGCACTGGAGCAGTATCCGGGGGCTGGACCGCCCCGGTTCGGGCCTGCATCGTCAGTGGATACGGGATGCGCTGGGGCCGGATGCACTGGGGCGTGGATCTGTCAGCCGGCTACGGAGTACCCATCAGGGCCGCTGCGGCTGGCACAGTGTCAACGAGCTGGCAGAGCGGTGCCGGCAACTACACCACCATCAACCACGGTGGTGGGCTCTACACCGTGTACATGCACCAGTCCTCGTACGCCGTCAGGTCGGGCTGGGTGGGGGCAGGGCAGACCATTGGCTACGTCGGTGCCACCGGTAACGCCTCGGGTCCGCACCTGCACTTCGAGGTCCACACCGGGGGACTATGGAACGGCAAGGTGAACCCGGTTCCGTTCATGGCTAACCGAGGCGTCCGTCTCGGTTGCTGAGTAGGCCCCTGTGGGTGGGCGTGGTGCCTGGAGATGTGCCAGGACAGGTCCCTTGCAACCTTATGAATCACCACCCACAGGCCAACCAAAGGAAGGATCTACATGGGAGCAGTAAACAAAACGGCGTCAGCGATTGCCTACTGTGAGACTCACCGGAAGCTGCTGTACACCGACCGGAAACGAGCACGGGCAGTAGCTCGCCAGCACCCGGAGCACAAGAACGTGTACCCGTGTGACGCCAGCGAGGACATGTACCACATCGGCCGGCTGCCGGATGCAGTCCGGCACGGTCACGTCACCAAAGATGAGTTCTATGGGAGGGCTTCATGACCACAGAACACGGCAACTGGACCCCGGTGTATCACGAGTGGCCATCAGAGTCATCGCCCGAATACCAGGACGGGCTAGGCACCAGTTGGGCACCATCATTCACTCGGGTTGGTCGTGGCCGGGATGTAGCCATCAAGGCCATTTACTTGATGGTGGCCCTACTCATTGGTGGCCTGGTTCTGTCGGCGGTGCTGCCGTGAGGTGTCGTAACTGTGGCCTACTGGGGCACAAGACTCAGGTGTGCCCCAGGTACGGTCCCTGGTACCCGGAACCCGGCAAGACGAAAGAGGATTACGCCAAGGAGGCGGAACGCATCGCCAACCTGGTGGCCGCTGATGTCATAGCCGAGCACGAGGGCCACGAGCTTCAAGAAACCTATCCAGCGGAGAACTACCCGTCACTGAGAAAGCCGAGGAGGAAGAAGAGTGGCACAGGAGGACATCCAGATCCTGCATGACACCTACGCTGCCCTCCAACGGGCTCAGCTTGAGCGGGAGAAGCAGCTCCGGTCAACCGAGCGGGAGGCTGCCGGCCGGGTGGTGGAGTCGTACGGGAAGCGCAACGGGTGGCCGGAGCAGGACATTACCGAGGTTCGGTGCGCCCTGGGGCTAGGTGGTGATGAGTGTCAGTCCTGCGGGAAGCCGTTCGACATGATCCGGTACCGCTACCTGTGCCCCCACTGCAAGACCAAGAACACGTGCTGTGAGTGAGGTCCTATGCCAGGAGTGAAGTACCGGATGCGCTGTCTGGGTAAGCAGGTCTGGACTGATGGCAAGCTGACTGGCCAGATTCCTGGGTGTGGCTGGAGAGGCGTCCGTACGGACCATATCGAGTGCGAATGCTATGACCTGTATGCCTACTATTGCAGAGCCCTGACGCCCGGCCCAGGTTGCCCACGCGGCATCAACTGGCCATGCCCTCGGTGCAAGGGCGCAGTTACCGGGAAACCGGTTGAATAACTAGAGGCCGTTACCGGGTATCCGGTAGCGGCCTCGATTCGTATGCGGCTCCAGTGACTCCCACATGGGCTCCGGGACATCCTTCTCGGTCAGACCCACGGCGTAGAAGCAGTCGACAGCCAGCTTCATGGCCCGCTTGTGAGCCCACCACTGGTCCCGAGCGGACACGGTGAACGCGAATGACAGCCGGCCGAAGGGTTGCCCGGTCACCTCTGGCTCGTTGTACCACCAGAACTTTTCACAGGCGTGCTGGAGCATGGTCTTGATGTCGTCGTGCCCGTCACCGATCCAGGGCTTGGGGTACTCGTACACGTACCTACGATGGGTGGTCATCTTTCCAGGGAACCTCCGTCTTGTCCGGCTCTGGTGGCTTCACCTGGAGCGCCAGCCCGGTGACCGTTGATTGCAGCTCTTGGATCATCTTCAGGAGCTTGTCCTGGTTGCCGTTGGACGCCTCCTTCACCTGATCCATCTTCTGGTAGATGGCCACCCCCAACGCAGCGAGCACGGGGACGGCGAGCAGTCCAGCCAGGGTGATGACGACGGTGATGTCCTTGTTGTTGAGCGACAGCACCACCGTCCCCGCCAGCAGGACAATGATGATGGTGACTGAGGCCCAGATGGCGTGAGGATTCTTCACCGGCATGATCCAATGTTAGAGCAAAATGATCTCAGGTACCGAGTTTGGTCCGGTCCAGTTCTTCACGAACAATGGCACGGACCTGTGCGGCGGTGAGCCCGCCACCACCGGTTCCCGAAGTAACCGCCTGCCGGATGGTCTCAATCTTCCCGGCCTCACTGTCCGGAGGCCGTGGAGCTGAGTCAAGGGTGAAGAACAGGAAATGTAGATCCTTGATCCACTGCTTTGTTTCGGCGTCCATGTCGTCTCCTGTGAGTAGTGCCATGAAGTAGTCCCATGGGAAATTGGAGCCAGGATCCGTGTGGTCCGTGACGTTGAAGGCTTCCCGCAGGTCATTGTGTGAGGTGATCCCTGGGACCCATGCCTTCAGTTCGGCCACAGTCCGCTTCACCAATGGGATCCCGTACTTGGCCGCATCGCTGCGGATGATCGGCACCATCCGGTTGAACATTGCCACCCCGAACGGGTCCAGCCATTGCTCCCGGGTCTGTGCTGCAAACCCGCACAGTTCCCAGTTGATGCCCCTGTTGTTCCCGGGCCGATTGCCTACAGTCCAGGCTGAGTTACGTAGCAGCACGCACTGGATGATGCTGTTGTCGTCGGCGGTGTAGTGCGAGGAGACGGAGCGGCCACCAGCTCCGGTGGCGAAGTAGTTGGCGGTCCATTCCGCACAGTCAGGAGATTCAACCTTCTCCATATCGTGGATGACGACCCAGAGCGGGATGCCGTCCGGTCGTCCGATGGTGTACATCGGGCCACCGGTCGAGGTGCGGGCCTCGATGAACTGGAGTTCAGGGTGATCCGGGCTCTGCGTCATCGTCGTCCTCCACCCAGGGCTCAGCACCAGGTTCCACCTGGTCGTCATCAGGTGGCGTGCTCAGGTCCTCCTGGCTGCCTGCGTGGCCAACCTCTACCTCATCGGGCTCGCCCATGGGCTCAGTATGTCAGCAGGTCATCCAAAGTATCTATGTCGTCACCGTGCCCAGGTAGACCGCTGGTGTTGCCCCGTAGCCCTGCACGGGTCTGGTGATGCACCCAGTACCAGGACCGCCGCTTCAGGTGGACGATCTTGGCTCCGGCCTCCATGCACCCGATCGTGAAGTACCTGTCCTCGCCGGAGTTCTGGTCATGACCCCTGTTCAATGCCTTGAAGCCAACTTCTTTGGCCAATTCGGTACGCACCAGGGTGGTGATGGTGGTCTCGATCGGGTTCTCCGGATCCCAGTCGTTCAGGTAGTGGGTGGGTGGGAAGACTGGGTCTTCCTCCCACACCTTGGTGCGTCCGTCCGAGAACTCTTGGAGCACCTTGAACCAGGAGTACACGAAGTCGGCCCCGGTCTCCAGGGCGTGCTTGATCAGCCACTCCAGGTGTTTGGGCATGAAGGCGTCATCGGAGTCCAGGAACGCCACCCAATCGGTCTGAGCCATCATCAGGGCTCGCTGACGGGTGGGTGCAGCACCTTCCTTGTCCACATCCACGGCAATGCAGTGAGCGTCCGGTAGGACGGTCTGGTCCCCCACCGACTTGCTCGCCCGGAGCAGGCGGCCGTTGCGCATCCGGGCTGGGTGCGTCGGTGTCACCACTGAGATTGTTGGCCTCATCGGTCTGGCCTCCCGGTCTTACCCACCAACCACCCATCATGATGGATCGCGGTCACCTGCGGCACGAACACTCCCCGGAGGCCGGCTGCACGCCAGTCCCGGACCAGGCGGTGATCGGCGGCATTCTCCCCGTTGGCTGACCAGTTGGCCACCTGGAGGGCGTCCTTGTGACACATGATCCCGCCAGCGTCTAGGTGTCCCAGCTCGTAGCTCTCGTCCCCGATGATGTTCCAGAACGTCCCATTGCCCCGGAACTCCACCTGGCTCACCGACCACATGGCCTCGGCCTCCTGCATGGCCGCAACGTGGGTACTGACGTGGTGGGGCAGGAGTTCGTCATCGTCCCCGATGAAGCCGACGAACTCACCCAGCGCCAGGAGGGAGCCCACGTACCAGGGGATGGCACCGACACTGGCCTCGGTGGTGGGGTTGCGCCAGGACTCATTGATTTCCACGAACCGGATGTGGTCGTTGGGGCCTTCATTGATCAATACCCGCCTGAGGTACGGGTTGCGGTCGCTGACAATTACATGTTCAACGGCTGACCAGTCCTGATCAGCCACGGACACAAGGCAGCGATCAATGAGCACCTTCTCACGGCCAGGAAACGTAGGGGTCACGATTGATACGAGCGGATCATCCAAGGTCTGCCTCCACCATGGTGTTAACGAGTGACTCAAACTCTTGTCGAGGTTCCCAGTTCAGTCGAGGGTCCGGGGTAGCTGAAAGCACCTCAACGTCAGTGACGTTACCGATGTCGGGGTTTTCCCACACATAGTCCCGCCAGTACAGGCCGACACATTCAAAGGCAAACTCGACCCATTCCTCAACAGAGTGGGGCTCACCCGTGGACATGACGTAGTTGTCCGGGGGCAGGGTAGCCAGGCGTGGGAGCACGGTCACGAAGTCTGTGGCCCAGCCCCAGTCCTGCTTGCGGTGCAGTGACCCGAGCTGAAGTGAGCCCTGCGTCCCCTTCACGATGCCGGCCACCGCTTTGGTGACCTTGCGACTGAAGAAGGATTCTCCCCGGCGAGGGGAGTGGTGCCCTCCGAACACGGCGCAGGAGACGTGCAGGCCCCGGTTGCGGTAGTCGTCAGCGACCGTCTGGGCAAAGAGCTTGGCGGCACCGTACGGGCCGTGGTGGGCGATGGTGGACGCCTGGACCACCCGAGCCTCCGGGCACTGGGTCCGTACCGCCTCGAATAGCCTCAGCGCCCCGAGCCCGGTCACCTCGGTGGTGAGTACCGGCTGCTGCCAGGCTAGGCCGGGAGAGGAGATGGCCCCCAGGTTGTACACCTCGTCCGGCTTGACCTGTGCCAGAGCGGCGTTGAGGGACTGCTGATCCAGCAGGTCACCCAGGACCAGGTTGATCCCGGGTGCGGTCGCCTCTAGCCACTCCCGGCGTGGATTGTCCTGGCCTCGGAGTAGACCCCAGACCTCGTGCCCTTGCTTCAGGAGATGCTCAGCCAGGTAGCTGCCATCCTGGCCGGTGACTCCAGTGATCAGGGATCTCATTACAGCAGTACCGGTGCTGGGATCGGTACCAGCCAACGGCCACCCTGAGAAGCGAACAGGGTCTCCTGCTTCATCACCTCAGCCAGGTAGTTCCACACGAACATCACGTACACGTCGGGGGCTCGTGAGTCCGCTGACGGGGAGATGATCGGGATTCCGGTGCCGGGGGTGTAGCGCCCGTGCTTGGTGGGGGTGGTGTCCACCATGTACTGGATCAGGTCAGGGGTGATGCCGCACCAGTTGAGCAGGGTGGTGGACTTGGCACTGGCCCCGTAGCCGGCCACTCGTTTCCCCTCGTACTTGTACTGGAACAGCATGTCCCGTAGCCGCTGCCGGATCCGGTCAGCACGCCCTTGCAACCCGTCCAGGCAGTGTTCCTGGTTCAGCCAGTGCTCCTCCCGGAGCAGTTGGTTGACACTGTGATCCCAGTACCGGTTTCGCTTGATGACCACCCGCAGCGAGCCACCTTGAGCATTGACCTGCTGCACCGAGGCAGGGGCCAACTCGTGGCGGGCGAGGATGTTCTTCAGGGAGGTGAGGGAGAAGAACTGGCGGTGCTCGTGATAGACGTGGTCAATCTGGTTGCCGGTGATCAGGTCCACCACGTACTGGAACTCCACAATGGCCACACCGTAGGGGTGCAGCACCAGCGACAGGCCCTCCACGAAGTCGTTTAGGTCAGCGACGTGGGCGATGACGTTGTTGGCAATGACCACGCCATGTTGCCCGTAGTTCTCCACGATGCGGCGGGCGGCCTCGGCTCCGAAGGACTCATGCCACACCTCAAGGCCGCTCTCGTGAGCCTTGGCTACGGGTCCAGCGGCTGGGTCAATGCCCAGTGACGGGTAGCCAGCCTCCTGGAAATGCTTGAGCATGGTGCCGTCGTTGCAGGCGATCTCCAGAACACCCATGCGAGCGATCCGGGGGAACGCCTTCATCACCCATTCGGCGTACGCCTTCTGGTTCTGCACCGCCACCCACGAGCTGCCGGTGTAGAAGCCGTAGTCGCCGGCCCACAGTTCCTCGTCCGGCACCACCTCAGTGAGCTGGATCAGGCCACAGCTATAGCAGCGAGCCAGACCCAGCGGGTACCACGTCTGCTCCACGTCAGGGCTGGTGGGGAAGTCGTCAGCCAGCGGGGAACTGCCGAGGTTCAGGACTTCAACCAGGGCATCATCCAGGCAGCTAGCACAATGGGTGCGTTTCATTTCGGACCCCACTTCGCCTGGTAGTACGCCTCAGCCTGTTGCCACTCAGTCTGACTGTCCTTCGACTTAAAGCCGAGCACGGTGTGGTGGAAGGTGTCAACATCAGCGACCACGACGCGTCTCTGGTACCCCCTGGCCTTCCGGCAAATGCCTACGTCGTAGCCATGGAACCCGGGTTGTGGGTCGAACCTGAGGAACCGGATGGCCCACGGGGAGAAGACCAGGATGCTGCCCTCTAGGGCGTCGACATCCCCGCTCCGCTCCCCGAAGTCAATCATCTGGGTCTCGATCTGCTGGTGCCCTACCGTGTCCCCGTTCCACCAAGCCAAGCCAGGAATGCCACGAGCGCCAGCCACTCCCACTAGTGCCACTTCCGGGTCCTTCAGGACCTCCAGGAACTTGGCCTCAGCATCCGGATCGATGATCTCCAGATCATCGTGGAGCAGAATCAAGGCGTCCAGGTCCTGGGGGAGACACAGGGTAAGGATCTTGTTGTAGACGGCGGCGATGGAATTGTGCCCTGAAAGGGCGAAGCAAGGACCCTTTCTCCCTGCTGCCGGTAACACGTACCGGTAGAACCGGTCCCAGTCACCGACGCAGCAACCGTAGGCAATCATCAAGCCTCATCTAACACACAGACGTTTTCAAACTTCTTGTAGGCGTCGATATAGGTAACCTTTGCATCACCGTTATAGGTGACCTCGTAGTACATCTGGTCTGGAAGAGTGGTGCTGATGAGGCACTTCCAGTTCTGGAGTGTCTTGGCGAACCAGACCACGTAGACCTCAAAGTCCACTGGTTCGTCAGACTTATCGAGCTTCCCCAAGATGTAGCTATGAACCAATGCCTTAGCTTTTGTCTGATACATGCTTCTCTCCTCTAGTTACCACGGCTACCAGGGCCTAGGTCCCCACTTAGCCTCGAAAGCCAACGTGTCCCTCCCGATCACTTCCGCAGCCCACGGCCGGCTGCCGGTGAACTCGTTCGGGTGGATGTTGTGGACATAAAACCCGGGGACGGTCACCATGCCGCCGTTCTTCCTGGCCTGGAAGTCGATGTCGGTGTCCAGCCACCACCAGGCCATGGCCGGGTCCGGTCGCACCGGGGTCTTGATGTCCAACACAAAAGCCCAACCGGGCATCCGTCCTGCGATGTCCCGATCGGGCTCTGACTTGAACCACTGCCTAGTACCACCACCGGAGCAGCCAATGGCGGCTCCGGTTTCTTTCATGCCCGCCACTACGGCGTCGTACCAGCCGGCCGGGGGTGGGGCATCGTCACAGAGGAAGGCCACGTACCGGCCACCCATGGACTCCGCTTGCTCCAGCCCCTCCAGCCAGAGCTGGGCCAGGTTCGGTGGCTGGGTGGGCACGTAGGTGACGCTGACAGCGGTGGTGCCGTACTCCAGGTTAGCCAGGTCTACTGGCGGGTCTGAGGCGTTGTCCAGGACGAAGATTTCATCCACCTGGGGGGCTACGGCCGCGACGGTTTGGTGCAGTAGCTCAGGTCGGTTGTGGGTGATGATGACCGCACATTTCACGGGTGTTCTATCTTGTACGCCTTCTCCCATGCTTCCCCCCACCTCCACGCTTGGTCCTGGTATGTCTGCGTCGCCATGTACTCTCTGCCGGCCTCAGCCTGCTCCTTGCGGAGCACGTCATCGGTCAGCAGGAGCTTCAGGTTGGCGTACCACTCCTTCGGGGTGTCGGCCAGCAGGCCACACCCAGACTCCCGGTGAAGGCGTCGGTACTCCTCCCTAGGTGATCCTACCCAGGGAACCCCCACTGCCATCTGTTCTATTGCCTTGAGTCGTGACTTGGAGGTGTTGAACGCGGTGGAGGCCAACGGTGCCAGGCCCACGTCGAAGGTGGCGGCGATGGTCTGTGCCCAGATGTTCAGCGGCACGGAGCCGACCGTATCCACCTCGTCCTTCAGGCGAGCTGCTAGCTTCACCTGGGACTTGCCACCCACCACCTTGAACGGGAAGCCCTCGTCAATCAACTTCTGGATCATGCCGCCGAGGACCTGGAGATCGTTCGGGTGTGACTTGGTGGTCCCGGCCCAGCCGAAGCACCCGGTCTCCGGCTTCTCGATCCCCAGGTACGCCCGGGGGACGTAGTTGTCCAGTACTTCACCCCGGCCGTGTCTGGCGTACACCTTCTGGAGCGCCCTGGTGGAGGTGGTCACGTAGGTGGCCGCCTTGCAGGACTCAATGGCGTAGTTCCAGGAGAACGGGGTGTTGGAGCGGGGCCGGTACGTCTCAAAGGCGACGTTGTTCGGGTGGATGGAGGACATGTCGTCGTCCATATCCACCACCACGGCGATCCCATTAGCCCGCATCATTTGAATCATCTGTGGCTGAAGCGGGTGAGCAGGGCGTTGGAGCACGATCACGTCAGCGTCGGCGGGAACACTCACCGAGGCAAGCTGCTGCGACCCATCCTCCTTGGTTCCTACCTTGGCCAGGAAGCCGGTCTTCTCGTTGGGCGGCATGATGTTCACGTCATGGCCCTGCTTACGGAGAACATCAGCCGGCCAGATCAGGCGGTCAATAGTGGCCACACCCGTACGCATCAGCGGGGAGGATGTAGACCTTCACTTGGCACCACCTCCTTTCACCTTCATCAGGAAGGCTCACCCACCAACTGGAAATCTGAGCCAATGTCAAAGTTCCCGGCCTGGGGGAACACGGTCAGGCTGATGTAGGGACCGATGGCGTCGTACACCCCACCACCGTATTGGGCGACGAAGGCGGCAACCGCCGTACCTATGGCCTGCGAGCCGTGAAGCCACCCCAGTGCGGTGGAGCTTGGCCCCACAACTTGGGTCACGTCCCAGCCGACGAAGGTCACTTCACCGGTTCCGAATCTTCCGGTCGGTGTCGATGTCCCCGGGCAAAGCCCAATGACACCTGAGGTCTGGGCACTTGCCGACACAGCGGTTGGCGTGATGTTGGTTGCCTGCAAATACTCATACGAGTAGACGCCGGCAGAGCTTCCATTGATCCGCAGGTTCATGGTCTGAACCGTGACGGCGTTGTCGGAGCGCACCCTGTATTGCAGCTTCAAGGTGCGTATGCCGACAGGGATGTTGTTGAAGGTGACCGAGGCCGTGGCACTCGCCATGGTCTGCCTGGCTTCAAACCTGCCGACCCGCCCAATGATGAAGTTGCCTGAGGGCGGAACCACGATGACGTACACCCGTTGGCCCGACCCGAGACTGCCTATTGTCGAGGTCATGTCGATGGGGACTGAGTCACCGTCATAGATGGCACTGATGGCCGTGGGGTCGGCCCCATTGATCACGGTGGCAAGGCGCAGCGCCCACTCAATGCCAAGCCTCTGAGCATTGTCCACAACGCTTTGAGCCCCGATACCGATAAGGTCCGGGGCTATCTGTGTCGGGTCCAGTTCAGGTTGCAAGGGTTCGCCTCAGCAAATGGTTCATGGTGCCGCCTTCCACTAACGCCATCGACCATCCAAGCTCCACCCAGTTGACCCCCTGCCAGCGGATGACGTTGTAGGAGTCGTGGCGAGGATCAGGGGCGGTGGTGAGACTGACCCGGGAGAAGACGGCCTGTCGATTGATCAGGCCCTGGGCTACAGCTTGAGCCTGGGTGCTGTCGGATAACTGAAGGTCCACCACCTCTGGGACAGAGAACCCACGATTGACCTCCGAATGAGGAGCGTTCGGGGGCACCGAGGCGATACCGATTGCTGGTGTGTCAGGGGTGATGGCTGAGTTGGAGATGACGATTATCTTGTTGGGGGCAACGAGCAGGTCATCATCTTCGATGATGTCTTTCCGCACCACCTTGTTGCCGGCGTCGAAGTTGAAGTCCGGGACCTTGTCGGCCGGGTCGAAGGTTCGGATGAAGTGCAGCTTGGTGTCGTTACCGAACCAGGGCGAGAACCAGTCGCCGGAGATTGACAAGGACTGGAGCATGGCACCCCTGTAGGTACCCACTCCCCATGCCTCGGCTGAGATGTAGGGCGAAGCCTCTATGTCCAGAACGACCGGTAGTCCAGTAACAATGGTCTGGACCACGGTGGCTACATTCTGACCAACCCCGTTGACCCCCACCTCGGTCTGCTGGTCCACCAGGGCCATTTCGTCAGCCAGTGCCGAGCTGCCCAGCTTCCCTGAAGTGAACACTTCACGGGTGTCGTTGGTCCACATGTAACGACCCAGGGGGTACTCGACCCCGCTGGGGAAGGTCATGAACACGTCAACCCGGTCACTGATGGGGTTGACGGCTGCCGTGTCCGCTATTCCCAGCTTGAAGTCCAGCTTGCGTTTGGTGATGCCACTGGTCTCGTGGGTCAGGGTGGCACCACGGATCGGGGTAATGTCCCCGAGGTGTTCACCGGTAACCCCGTTGGTGAGGGCGAACCGGAAACTGGCCTTCCGCTGACCGACCCAAGGATCCAAGTCCAGGAGAGGGTCATGGGGGAAGTTGGTCAGCGGTCCCGTCATGGGTCCACCGGGCTCGGGGTGTCGGTTACCTCGATGATGCTCACCGGAGCCAGGTACAGCCTCCGGTCACGCAGCACCCTGCCGGACGGCACGATGACCGTGGACAGCCAGCGGTTCCCATCTTCATCCCGGACGCAGATGTAGCTCACGCTATCCCACGCCATGTCACGCAGGGACCGGAAGTCGGCAAGGGTCTCCGGCGAGATGGCAGCCGCCTGCACCAGCACCGTGCGCTGGAATGTCTCACCACCTCGTTCCAGTGGTCGGAAGGCGGTGAAGAAGTCCCGGTCGTACATGGCCTGGAGCTTGACGAACTCGGACTCCGGGAACGTGAAGTTCTCCTCGACCTGCTGATCCATCCACACTGACGAGTAGGCCAGGTTGATTGATCCGTCTTGTCTCTCATTGGAGGTAAAGATGAGGATATGACCGTCCTCCAGGCAGCCCCCTGAGACGCCCGGAGCGGGGATGGTGGAGGTGACCGTGGAGGACCATGACCCGTAGAACCCGTACACATCAACGTTCCTGATTCGGTACGAAGACTCAATCCCAACCCGGGCCTCGTAGTCGTTGAACCCGGTGATGGCGGTGGAGGAGGCCAGCATGATGGTCTGCCAGTCGGTCTCGACCGTGTCCATGCGCTGAAGCTCGTAGGCACCGAACCAGTATTGAGGTGGCTTGATGGTCAGGTTGTCGAACAGGTAGGTGTTGCCGGTTCCACCTACGTCACGGATATAAACCCCAGCCAGACTGCCAGTAGTGAGACCGGTGTCCGTTGTTTCAAGGTTCCACATCGCCGGCTCAGGTTCGCCGGTCACCCATGCCTTGGCTTTGAGTATTGACCCCTTGCCCAGGAACCTGATCGTTATGGCACCTCCGGACCCTCCGACTATGGGCAAGGTGACTGGCCCAACGACAAAGTTGAGGACACCGGCAACACGCTTAATGATTGCTATGGCCGTCGTCCCGGCGTTGTCGATCTCTAACCTGGCGGCGTAATGGTTGTTGATGTCTGTGTATCGGCCAGCCGCTCCGGGTCGAGCCGAGGTCCCAACTACGACATTGTTGAGCACCGTGTCAACGGTGACATCAAAGTCTGTACCGACACTGAGGACGGCGAATCTGTCCGCAGAGGACGCCGTGACAACCGACCCCTGAGTCCCATTAACTGAAAACTCTGCCGTGCCGACAGGAATCGTATAGGTCCCACCAATGTCAGCATCACCCCACGATCCAGCGGCGACGGTGCGCTCAAAGGCATCAGTGGCATAACTGGTGTTAGGCGGGAACGGCCAAGTGATCCGGTTGTACACGATGTCGGTGGGTATGCAGCACGGATCAACCCCGCAGTCCTGGCCTATCCCGGTGATGGCCTGCGAGAAGGTGGTGACTGCGAACCCGGTGATGGTTGGCATGTCCTGGGCGAAGATGATGAAGGCGTCGGAGCTGTTGTCATCGGAAGTACCGGTGACCCAGGGGGAGCCCACACCTTGCGGGATCCAGCCCATGTTGATGATGGCCCCAGAAACCGGCTGACCATAGGTGGCTGCACTAAGGAGCTGGGTGCTGGGGACGAAGTTGAACGGGTTGCCTGGTGTACCGGAGACTGCCGGGGCGCTGGCACCCAGGATCTCCCAGCGGTTCCCGGCCTTCTCGCCGGCAGCGGACCAGACAAACTGCGGCTGAGTGCCGGCACCCATGGTGGGTGCGGTGTCGAACCGTAGGGTGACCTCCTTCCAGCCGTCGAGGATCTCGTCCAGGGCGTCAAATTCAACCGGAGTGATGTCCACCGACCGGGTCGCACCTGTGAGGGTCAGGGGAACCGTGGTGTCCCCAAAGCGCCTGGCGATGTAACGGACCCAGGGCCATGAAGCTGAACCTCCGGCGAGCCCGTCATGGATCTCCTGGGTGACGGTGGCAGTTCCGTACACCTGACCAATGGCCTGGCGACCGTAGACCTGAGGCTCCACCAAAGGGGCACCAGTGGTCCCGTGCAGGGTCAACTGACCATGTATCGGGGTGTCTACCTTCTCGAAGGTGTCACCGAGCCGGTCAGCGAGCGGGAACGGTATATCCACCTCTACGCCTGGATGGGAGGGGATGGAGTACAGCTCCCGGAGGCCGTTGATGAGAGGGACGCCGGTCTTGAGGCTGTCGTCGTAGTCAACCTCACCAGGGTTCACATAGGACAGGGTGGCGGTGTAGTTCCCGATCGCCAGTGACGGGTCAGCGGTGAAGGTCAGGTCCCGCATGGTGATGATGTTGACGCCTAGGTTGTACGGGTTGAACCGCTTCCCCCCGTACGCCACCCGGTTCTCTTCGCAGTAGATGACCCGCATCGCCAAGTAGTCCAGGGATCCTTCCGCATTGGTGAGTGCGGCCGGGATCTGGAAGGTGATCCGGATATTCTGTCGGTTGACGTTGGGGAAGCTGGGCTCGAACCGGAGCAGGTCGACGTACCTCCACGGCATCCGGCTTGTGTCTGCGGCGGTTGGAGCAAGAGTTGGGTCCCAGAAGTTGTTGACATCGCCCAGGTTCAGAACACCGATCACCTGATTGGCACCAGGGTTGCCGGAAGAGAAGCCAGGGATGGTTGCCAACTGGGCCAGTGAACCGGCATTGGACAGGAACGCTGGCCCCACAAAGTCGATGTCGGTACCGAGGTCGTTCCTCTGTTCCACGATGGTGGCAAACGAGCCCGGGTCCGGATTCACGAACGGGATGTTGTCCCCGAGGGCATTGGTGTCCGTCAGGTACCCGGCGTAGAGCAGGGACACGTTCAGGATCCGCTTGTTGGCCAGCATCGGACCTGCGGAACTGACGTTGAACCAGAAACTCACCCGCTGGGCGCTACCTGCGTTGTTCAGGAAGCGGATCCGCTTAGAGGCCAGTCCTGGCTGGGCTACAGCGTCGGCAGCATTGTCGCCGAAGACGGTGACGTTTGAGCCGGTGACGGCACCCAGGGAAACCGGGATGATGACCTGCTTGATTGGGCCGGTGAGATCCTCCAGGCCGGCTGGATAGATGTTGACCAGTGCAGTCTGAAAGGCGTTCTGGGCAGCCGGTAACTGGGTGGTGTAGAACCGGGCGTCACGAACAGTGCGGGCGGTATCCAGTCGGAACGATGTTCCTAGCTCAATGGCGTTAACGGCCGGGGAGAATGGCAGGTTCTCTTCCCGGATCGGTACGAACTCCTGACCCAGGATCTGCGGCACGTAGGGGTTGTAGCTACCCATGTCACATGGTCCTTATCTGGAGTCGGGTGTTCCGTGCCGCGATGGCGTTGGTGATCCCACGACCGGCTGCCATGCCGGTCATCTGTGCCTGCTCCTGTGTAGGTACTGCTCCCTCAAAGCCCACCCTCACTGAGCCCGGACCGAAGATGATGTTTCCTGTCGCCTGGGAGCTGGCGGCGGCGAGGGCTGGGGTCTCCATCTGCATACCGGTGATCAGTCGCTGGATGATCCTCTGTCCACCCTTGAGTGGATCACCCTCGCCGGAGAGGGGTCCGATCTTGGCGGGAGATTTGGGAAGACTGTCACCGATCTCGGCACCAACAGCGAACATGGCGAACCGGAGTGGCCCAGGAATGGTGTCCAGGATTCCCTGAGCCATCCTCTGGACGAAAGTCCTGCCCGCGTTGTACATGAAGGTACCTATGTTGGCGATAATGTCCCTCAGTCGGTCAGGTATCCCGATAACCAGTTGTCTGATGGTTTCGAGTCTTTCTGCAACTGCCTGCCTGGCCATCTCGAAGGCTGCTGTGAAGGCACCGTAGACTCTCGGCCCCGATGACCTTACCCACTCGATGAACCCTTCAACGATGTTGGGGATCGTCTCAGTGAAGAACTTTCCGATCCCTATGACAAGGAACGCTAGGAAGTCGCCAATGTACTTCAGAATGGCGAGCCATGACAGGAACCCTCCTATGAGGATGACTGCTACGACAGTAAGGCTGAGAAGCAGTCCCAAGAGAGCCCTGATGCTGTCTTTACCGAAGTCGGTCTTGAGGAAGATGATGATTTGATCAATCAGGAACATGAGCTGATCAATCATCTCCTTGCCGCCTGCCTCGTCAACCACCTGAGCAAACACCTTCAATGCCTCGATGGTCTTACCCAGAAACGCCCATGTTGCCTTCAGGGTCTCCTTCATGTCTTCGAGCCAGGCCAGGAACTCCTTATCTGCCGACAAACCCGAAAGCCATTTGCCGAAGTCGGCAATGCCCTTAGCGACCCCGGCACCGAACCAGTCCAGGAAAGGTTTCACCGCTATGCCAAGCTCAGTGAAGCCTTCAAGAAGGGAGAGCAGGGCGGGGCCAAGAGCCTGGATCCATTTTTCAGTTGAGTCGATAAGACCTTTGAAGAACTCCTGGAACCGGGGGTACTCGAAGAAGGCCACCAACTGACTGAACAAGAGGCCGAACGCGGTGCTGAGCTTGTCCACCGCCAGGACCAGGTTAAACCGCATGAACTTGGCGAAGCTGGCAAGCACTGTGCCGAACGCAGTGAAGAAGTTTCGCTGAGCCAGGTCACTGAGATCGTTGAAGAGTTCCCTCAGTGGCAGCAGGCTCCGGATGAACTTCTGTAGCGGTGGGCTTAGCCCCTCAAGTGCCTTCTCGAACTCCTTCGGGGTCTTGGCAGAGAAGGCTTTAGCTATTGCCTCACCCACACCCCTGAAGGCAAGAAACAGGACTCCCGCCTGTAGGGCAATGGCACCGATGAGGCTCGGGATTAGGTACAGCAGAGAGATCAGGCCGTTGACCGCCTGTACCGCAGCAGCGATCAGGGCACCAATGGCACCGATGAACGGGAGCAGGAGGACGATCAGGGGTCCACGGCCGGAGACGTTGAACCCGGCACCGATGCCGGAACTTACCGCATCACCGACCCCTCGCTCCAGGGTGTCGAGGGGGCCACCAGGCTTGAAGACCCGAGAGAAGGCTCGTTCGATCTCATCCGGGATCAGGCCCTCGTCAACGTCGAAGTCGACATCCGCCTTGATCTTCCGTTTGCCGAACTCCCGCTCCACGGACCTGGCAATGCCCGGGATCCGGCTCTTGAGACGCCCCCCCATACCGTCAGCCATGGCATCACCCATGTCGCGGCCGGCGTCCCTGAGATCATCGTCAGCGGCCTCGGCTCCCCTGCGGACACCTCTTTCAAGCTCACCGGGAACAGCAGAGGTGTCGGCATGGGCCTCTACCCAAACCCTGCCGGCTGGCAGCGTCACGACACCACCCCTCCAAGCCAGTGGTGCGGGCAGTTAGCCTATGCGCCGCAGGCTCATCATAACTGTCCGGCCATCTTAAGGAAGGCATTGGCCGACATTTCCATCTCCTCCTCGGGCACCTCCACATCGGCGGGGGCTGCCTCCAGCCTCATGGAGAACATCGTCGTGTCCTTCGGGTCCATGCTGTGAAGAATGACCAATAGCAAAACGTCAAGCCACCCGGACAGGGACATCCGGGTGGCGTCTACTTTGAGCATCTCCCCGCTGAGAATGTGCCAGGACTCCTTGGCTATCCCAATGAGCCGCAGGGTGACCCACCACGGCCTACCGGAGGCCGTACTGACCACCTCCAGGCACACCTCGTACAACTCCTCCAGGCTCAGAGTGGAGTCAAAGAGCATGTCCTCGGCGGCCGGGAGCATCTCGTCAATGAAGTCGTCCAGGGTTAGCTCGGCCTGCATCAGCACCGCGAGCCAGTCCACCGCTGGCAGGGCTGGGATCTCTAGCTTGCGCCCGTAGATCTCGACGCTGACCGGCCACGGCTTCAGGGACCAGATCGGGTCCTTGTTCAGTTTCGGGATGGTGACCCTGGTGGACTCTGGACTGGGACTAGCTCCGCTTGGTCGGCGGCCTGCCACGGCGCACCCTCGGCTTCTGGTCCTCGTCCTTGAATGCCGAGATGAAGGCGGTTAGCTCCTTCAGCTCCACCTTCCCGGTGGCGATGAGGTCGGAGACGTACTCCTGGTCCTCATCCTGGACCACCATGGATTCCAGGATGTCGAACATACGAGCGGCCCCGGTCACCTTCCGGGCGTTGTCGGCATGGTCCTGTTGCAGGACCCGTGATTCACGAGCCAGGAGGGCGAGCTGAGCCCCCTCCAGCATCCTGATCACTACCTGGCGGCCTTTGATGTCAACGATTCGGGTGTCTCTACCTGGATCGGGTTCAGTCATGTAATCAGATCCTCGCGTTAGAAGGTGAGGACCCTCATCCGGTGCCGGCGTGCGGCGTTACGGAGGGGCTCGGTTAGGTACTTCTTACCAGACTTGATACCAGGGTGGGAGATCCCTAACTTCGACGGACTGCCGGGGATCTGTGGCAGGTACACCACATGACCAGCCTTACGCCAGAAGAACCGGAGCTGAGGCCGGCGACGGCTACCGAATCTATAAATGCCGGTGTAGCCCCTGGGGAAGATGGGGTGGATCTCTGCACCGTCATGCACGGAGGCAGCGTACGGGAGGTCAGTACCCACGCTCCCTCGGACGCTGGATCCAAAGACGAAGGGACCCCTCGTGTTAATGCTTTCGGCTAGGTGTCCGGTTGAGTACGGACCACCCGCCGCCATGATCTTAGCCTCGAACTGGATCTCGTACAGGACCTGGGTGATCAACCTGACTGCAATTTCGTTGCTCTGCACACGGACCACAGCATGGTTGATTCGGACGGTGGCCATCGAAGATCAGCAATCACAATTCGGAATCTGGATTGCTATATTGAAATACCTCTCTACACACCCGCCTTGCGGGGTTCCCTGCACCTGGCGCTCCATCACCACCGACATCCCCAGGAACAGCTCATCGTTGGTGGTCACGTAGTCCCGGATGCAGCACTGGGTCCGACGCAGAGTGAGCCCGTCGTACACGTTCTGGAGGAAAGCAGCATTCCAGTCGTCACAGGTAGGTGGGCTCTCATCCCCCGTGGGGGCACACCTGATGATGCCAACCTTGAAGTATTGAGCCCATGAAGGTGGAGCACATACAGTGTTGGCCTGCCTGACAATGTCCTGCTCGGGGAAAGATGCTGAGGAAGGGAAGGTGTCACCTAAGGCAACATAGGCGATACCTTCACAGCAAAGATCGGTCCACACTCCAGCATCATGAGCAATCTCCACCCCGACCCGGAAACAACAATGTTGGGGAGGGTTGGGCTGAAGTTGAGTCTGGGCACAGAGACAAGCCAACAGTTGGTTGGCTAAGGGAAGGACGAACTGGTCTTCAGCCATTAGGGCCACGTCGTAGTTCTGGTGACGGGATCATCAGGTGACGCTATCCCCATGCGACTGACCAGGCCATATGGGTTGAAGTTTCTTATCACCTGGTCCACGGTTTGTACTCCGGTGAGCCCCATCTTCAACAGGTCGTCCACGTTAACCATGGAGATGGACACACCCTGCCTGGCAACAGAGGTAACCCTTTGTGGGAGCCGACAGGGGAGTCCGAGGCAGGATTTTATCCACTCGCAGGCAAGTTCTCCGGCCGCGTTTTTCAACACATTGGGGACCGCGATGCCTTGGTAATACTCCACGATCAAAGTGTCGGCACCCTCATCGAGGTTGTAGTTCTGGCATTGGATCCAGCAGTCATCAGTGGACTCATTGTGGGTACGGACCAACCATCTCCCGTTATCCACCCGGTAGGTGTTGGGGTCAACCGTCACACCATCTTGGGTAACCGAGATGATGGAGTGAACCGGGGCCGGGAGATACAGCTCGCACTCGGGCGCACAGGAGCAGCAACCGGATAAGCCATTACAGCCACACCAGCAGTTACGCCAGGCCCCGTTGAAGATATAGGGCAGCCAGGTGCCCTCGGACCAGTAGTAGCCGTAGGTGCCCTGGTTATTACACGTTCGACCGCAGGGACGGGCGGTGCGGGGGCACAGACCGAACCGGCGACCGGTGGCGGCCCATACCGTGAAGGCCCCGTATTCGAGCCCCGCCAGGATGGTGGCCTCGCTGGCGCTGCCACTGACCTCGGGGCAGCAGGCTGACACCTCAATGTCCCAGCCTGAGCACGGCAAAACGGGAGACGCGATGTATACGTCAACCATCACGCCTCCCGTTCATCAAACCGCCAAGCCGTCACTTCCAGACTACGGAGTCAGGTCAGCCAGAGTCTGGCAACCGCAGACGGCGGTCGGTGGTGCCAGCCGAGTGAGGAACATCCGGCTGTGCTCCGTGGACCTGATGGCCGTCAGGAGCGGGATCTGAGTGGTGGAGCCGGCCGGGTTGTCGGAGTAGTCCACCATGTACGGGCCAAGGCCCCACGGTGACGTGCTCTTGGTCCGGGCGTTGCTCACCACGAAGTTGGCGGCACCGTTCTCGTAGGTGATATCACCAACGGTGCCCTCAACCACCCACGGGAAGACGGTGTAGCCGTACTCCTGGCCACCCGTGCAGGAGACCCCGGCACCGCTGATGCGGGTCCAGGTCTCCAGCGCGAAGTTGGCACTGGCGGTGGCACCCTCGTCGGTGGAGTAGCCCACCGCGTTGGGTGAAGAGGCATCGTCGTAGACCCGCTGCTCGCCCGTCATGATGTAGACCAGGTCCGGGTCCACGTTGCAGAACGTCAGGGTCAGGTTGAGCCACTTCAGGATCGGTGGGTTGGTCTCCCGCACGCAGAAGGTACCGTCACCGTTCTTGACGAAGAACTCTTCCCGCTCCTCGTATTCCTTGGTCATCTCGATGGAGATGATTCCATCCGTCACCACGGTGGAGCACCCGGTGACCGGTACACCACAGGAACTCAGCAACGTGGCGCGAACCCGGGGGACTTTCCACGGGGTAAAACACACCGTAGTCATGTTGACTTCTCCTTCTTCTTCGGCTCTATAGGCGACGAAGAATCAAGGGACTGGTACGTGAGGTAACGCTCGTACAACTCATCAGGAACCACCACGGCTGGCCCATCAAAGTCCGTGGTGGTTTTTACGTCTTTAGGGTTGTCGGCCAGGTCCAACAGCACCTTGAGAGTCCAGTTGCTGTCGTAGTGGACAACGGTGGTCATTTACACCACCCCTGTAGTAGCGCAGGAGCGGGTAACGGCCGTGGTCCAGACACCACATTCGACCGCAGCGGCGAAAATCTTTTCACCCACCAGGTTCAGTTCATTGGTGCTCTTGTTCAGCACCTGACCTGGCGGTGGGATGAAGACTTCCGCGTCCTGCCAGATGGCGATACGGCCGGAGGCGTACATGTACTCCACCGTGGCCGTCACCGCCTCGCCGGCCGGACCAGTGCCGTCGTAACCCTCACCGAACACCACCGGGGTGTACCGCTTGGTGACACAGCTCCGTCCAGGCCCCTTCTCCAGGAGGTGGGCCTGAGCCAGATGTGAGGCCATGTAGGGCCGTGCGTGGATCAGGCCACCCACGATCCCGTTGTCGGCCAGGGCCTGCTCCAGCTTCGCCACCGCGTCGGTGACACAGGCGCTAGCACCCAGGTCGGTGGCGTTGCGGAACAGACCAGCGATGACACCACGGTCATTGCCGAGGGTGGTACCGGACCAGACTCGCTTCTCCACCGCCCGCTGCTCGTGCAGTGCCATCCGGGTCCGGACCCGTTCTGCCGCCTCCTCGAAGGAGAAGCCGACCGGGCCACAGGAGTAGGAAGCAACCACACCGAACGGGGCACCGGAGATGGCCGCCTCCACGCCCATGAACGTCTTGGATCCGGAGACCGCAGGGCAGTTCATGGCGTAGAGGTAGATGCCGTCTTCACAGGTGTCCGGGACGTACTGGACACCGCCACCTACCGAGTTCGCGGATGGGAACGGCATCGGCCCCAACGCCACGTCGAACAGACCGTACGGCCTCGGCGGTGGGGGCGGTGCAGTGAGTAGTAACTGCGGAGGGGGGTTGGCCACCTGGATCTCCTTCCATGCCTAGTGGCTGGAGGGGGGCCGGTTACCCGACCCCCCTAGGAGACCTAGCAGGTCACAACCCGCTGGAGGCCAGTTGAACCACTCGGGCAGATACCGACCGTGTAGACCCTGGAGACCGGGCACATCTTCACCATGGCCCAACCCGTCTCTGTGAAGAGGTGGGTCACCTGGTTGGTGGCCAGCTTCGTGGAGTCGTACACCGAGTTGAGCGTGATCACGTCGTTGACTGCCCGGATCCAAGTACCGGCCGGGTAGACCAGGAACTGGAGCGAGGTCGGCAGCGAGGTGATCGGGGTGTCCGAACCGGGCGAGCCGGACGCTGCACAGGTAGCGAAGGCGTCCTGCCAGTCGTACACGTACTGGACCCGGGCACCACGGCAGGAGAACGCTGACGTGATAGCCGCGTCCGCCAGGCAGAGGGCTTCTGGGCCACCGCCGACTGCGTTACGCCGGATCCAGTCCGCCCGCATCTGGGCACCGATCCAGAACGGCATAACCACTTCGAGCGTGGCGTTGCGCTGCATCCGGAGGCGGTACTTGATGTCCACAATGGCCATCTCCACCGCCGACAGGACCTGGCTGACCACCGAAGCGTCCGTGGCCCACGGTGCCAGTGCGGTCAGAGCCACCGCCGTGGAGCCGGTCACCACATCCGCGATCTGCTCCTTGTTGATCTGGTGCGCCGAAGCGGCCAGAGCACCACGGGTGAACGCGGCCGTGAACTCCGGGTATCCCCGCGTGGCCAGGATGTTGCCGGTGAGGCAGAGCCCGGTGACGCCGAGCCGGGTGTCCTCGAAGGACGGGCACGGAATCTCCAGACAGGTCTTCGTGGTGCCGGAAGCCACCTGGGCCTCAGTCAGGTCGAAGAAGCCAGTCGGGCTGTCGCAGGAACCGCCACCGAAGATCGAGTCGAACTCGATACCGGTGTTGTGCCGGATGCCGCCACGACGGGCCTGCACCTCGGGTGCGTCGAATAGACCGTCCGTGGTGATCTGGAGACAGATGTCGTAGTCCGTCTCGGACGGGGCACACCATCCTTGCGCCGCCACCAGGGCGTCACGCTCCGGGTGGTTGGCCTGGATCTCCTTGTACCGCTGCTCCACCGAACGGATCAGGGAGCCACCCGGGAGCCGGGTCTCGTCCATGACCTTGAGCAGCTTCGGGTAGTCCGTCTCGTCGCCCTGGAGGGAGAACTCGTCCGGGTAGTCGCGGACAAGCTGAGCCACCGGGTACATGATCGGACCCTCACCCCGGCCACCGCTCATGCGGCCGTGGCTGGATGAGCGGGACTCGAACGCCTTGGCAACTTCCAGGAGCGTGTCGAGCGGGGCACCGGCCTCGTAGTTGGGCACGCCGGCCGCTGCGACCAGGGCCGAGTAGCGGGGGCGGTTGCTGACCGGGATGTTCGGCTCCGGTGCCGTGCCCACCAGGTCCACGATCTTCACCTTGGTGGCTGAGCCGTTGGCACTGGTGGTTGCGGAGGCGACGATTGCCGGTTCCGGCTCTGGGTCCGGCTCAGGCTCCGGGTCACCCTCGGGCTCCGGGTCCGGCTCGGTGAGTGCGGAGAAGCGGTCCTTCTTGCTCTCCCGCTTGGCAAGTTCAGCCGGCACCTTGACTCGGGTGAACTCCTGGAGCTGCTCCAGGTGGTCAAGCACCTCATCGGGGCTATCCGCAGACGCCGACGCGATGAGGGAGTCAAACTCCGTCTTGGCCTGGTGCTTGAGGTCCTCTAGTCCAGCAACGCTGAACTGGTTCAGAGATTCAGGAATCTGGAAAGTCATTGCTGGGTCCTTACTCAGGAAGTGTCGTTAACTTCCCGGCAGGCCCACAGCCGTCACCGGAGATCCTGGCGCTCAGCTCAGGATGCGATCAAGGCGAGAGTATCACCTAGTTGGGGAAAAGGTACCCCCACCGGCCTTTGTTACCTCAACCCGGGCGTCGTGCTCACTGTCCACCGTCTTACGGGTGCCGTTGGGCAGGATCACCTCGTACTTCTGTCCGGGGGCGGCAGGTGTACTCCCGTTACAGGCGCATGGCATTGATTTACTCCTTCTTCGACCTTCGGACCCATTGTGTGATGTCGCGGATGAGATCAGCCTTTGAGGCGTCAGTATCTTCCGTTGGGTCATACGCCCTCCGGATCTCAAGAAGCTCAACCTTGGTCAGCTTCTTCCTACCTTCCTCGGCAGCCTCGTTCATTCGCCATGCTGTGGTTGGACTGAGGTCCCGGGGACCTGGCGGTGGTGGTGGCGCATCGAGGATCTGGGCCTCTTCGTCCACGAACCGTTTGGCGAAGTCACGGTACTCAAGCGGGAGGGTCATCACTCAGCCTTAGCGGTTGCGTAGTGCAGCACGGCCTGAGCCCAGACAGGGAGGTCCTTGACCGTTTTAGCTTTTTCTCCCGCCTTGATGAGCTGGAGCAGGCCAGGATCGTCGGTCTCCAGGTCCAGGACTGCCTTGACCACGGCGATTGCTCGTGAAATGTCAGGTGTTATCACCCTGCCTCCTGTACATAGGTTGCGGTGCGGTTGAGGATCACATAAATCTTGGAGGTTGCCGGTGCCCCAGTAAAGAGCCCCGGCTCATCCACCCTGATTGCATCGTAGCCGAGCAAGGCTGCCCGTCGCCCGTAGTCAGCCAGGACTCGGCTACGGCCACTGAGTCGAGCAGAAAGCTGGTCGTACTTCTCCATTACGGCAGTGATACCAACAATGTCGTTCGGGTCCAGTTTGTCTAGTTCAGCTTGCCGTGCAGCTTGTAGGTCCTTGGCTGCCTGGCTACCCCCACCGGCAGTCGTCATCTTCCGGAGTTCTTCCGACCCAATAATCCGGGCGTCACGTCGCAGTGCTATGCGAAGGACTCCTTCATCATTGCCACTGGCGTAACCCAGGGCCGTTCTCCGGTCGGTAGCGGAGTAACTGCCGTTGCCATAGATGCCAAGGCCGGGGTAGTAGTCACCGGACCGGTAACGCTCAGCCAGCTCGGCTGCGGAGTAGTCTCCGTGACTGCTAATTCCACGGTGAACCTCGATGCCACCGTCACGAACGACCTCATCCATACGTTCCTTGGTGACAACTTCTGGTGGTCCGTTGTAGCCCTGCTCCTGGTAGATCCGGCCAAGCCAGATGTCACCAACACCTCTCGATCCCAGTGAATGGCCACTAGTGCTCTTAACTGTCGCGTCGTAGTCGAAATCATCAATGAGCTTCTGCCCACGGACGCCAGCAATGTCACGCTGGTTCGGCAGAACCTCCATGATGACGACCGGGATGTCGCCGGAGTCATCAACCCGGACCACCCGGAACTGTTGCCCTCGCGGCAGGAGTGCCTCCTGGACCCCTTCGTGACCCAGGGCGGCATGGGTACCAGCCGGGGCCAGAATCTTGAACAGCATCGGCTTACGCCCCGAGGGGAAGTCACCACGACTCTTGCGCCAGCCGATGATCCGGCGAGCCCCCTGCTCATCAAAGGAGGTGGAGACGAAGCCTGCATCGGTGTAGATGGCCCCAGGAACCAGCCTGCGGTAGTCGGCATTAGCCGTGATGGCACTGCGCCACAGAACCGAGTCCCTGTCGATCACACTGTCAGCGATGGCCGAATCCAGGCCGATCTGAACCTCATCCAGGTCAACGGTTCCCGTTGGCGTGGTCCCGGTTCCGTGGAGGTTGCGACCCTTGCGCAGTGACCCGTTCAGTTGGTCTGCCACCGCCGCCATCATGTACAGGTCGAGGGCCTTGTTCTCCTTGTCGGTCAAGCCAGGACGGCGTTGTCCTTCCTGGATCAGTTCGGCAATTGGCCTGCCGCGCTTGTGGGTCAGCTCAGTGGGGATGGACTCGCCACGGTGTTTTAGTGCGTGCTTCACGTAGCGGGCCTGGAACCGCTGCTCCTCGATCGGGACCGGGTCACCGAGGACGGTGCCGCCGAGGGTCTTGAATCTGGGCTTCGGTGGGACCTTGGCCTTCTCCAGGGCATCGGCAAGCCGCTCCACCGCCGTGGCCGCATCGTCGGCCTTGGCGATGTAGGAATCCATCTCTGCTTTACGGGCAGGATTCTGGGCCATTGGGTGCCTGCCCTTTATGGCATCCTTCTTAACCTCCCGCCAGCGTGCCGCCGTCTCCCGCATACGTTTGACCAGCTTGGCCCGGGGGTGACGTGGATCGAAGCCTTGCTCAGCCTCCTCTTCCCAGTAATGGAAGGCGTTATGGAACGGGTTCTCATCTTCGTACCTACGCCGCATCTCGCCAGGGTTGGCGGTTCCTCCATAAAGGGCGGTGCCGGCGTGCCAGGTGGGGGCACCCTCTTCGGGGCTCCATCGGTCCCAGTCAACTCCACTAGTCTCACCAGCCAGCTTGCGTAGGTCCACGTTCCCCTGGTCGTTGATGTACTCAGGCTTACCCTTCCTCTTCTTCCCCAGGTCGTCAGCCAGGTGACGAAGCGTCTCAGCATCCTCTTTGGACTCAGTCTTCAGGGCATCCAGGCGCAGACGCCTGGCTACTACCTTGGTGTCATCACCGTTGGCAATGCTCTGAGCTGCCCGGTGAAGCGGGGTCCAGTCCAGAGCCGGTGCCCGACGACCCATGTCACTGAGTCGCCCGAATAGGTCCTGGAGAGCGTCCTGCGGGTCCTTATCAGGCTCCAGGGCATCGGCAATGTCGTGGTCCATCAGATCCGGCAGCACCTTCTTCAGGTCTGCCTGAATCTCGTCGTTGGCAATGAGTTCCTCAACCTCAGCCCGGGTCAGCCACTTGGCATCCACTGTGTCCTTGTGGCTGGGCTTGACATCGAACATCCGTGGTGAGTCAGCCACCAGGGACGTGTACGTCCAGCCGTGCGGGTCTGGAAGAGTTTTATGCTGGCCAGCCGGAGACAACCGCTCTAGGTCGGCCTCGCTGACACCGATCTCCTCCTGCATCTCCCGGGCCGTGCCCTGGTACACCGTCTCCAAACTGTTTCGGGCACCGCCCGGCAGTTGCCACTTACCTTTGGCATCAGCCTTTTCCGAGGTTTTGACGAGCAGGTACCGGGGCTCTTGGTCATCACCACGAGCCCGGACCAGGGCACCGGAGGCTCCGTAGTATCCCCATGGTGCGTCAGGGCCAAGCCGACCGTCACCACTGGATCCTCGTTCACCTGGGGGGAGCACGGTGAACTGGTCGTTGGGGTCCGGCCTCGTGATGCGAGCCTCAGGTACCCGCTTAGGTGCCGCCTTAGCTGGTGCCACCTTCTTTGCCGGGACCCGCTTGGCTGGCCCCTCACCACGAAGGGCTGCCTTGATCTTGTCCTTGGTCCAGGACGCCCCAACCGGGACACCCCTCTTGCCGGCCTCAGCTACCAGCTCCTTCTGGGTCATCTGATCCAGGTCAGTGGCGTCACGGGCTGGCTTAGCTGGGGCCGCTTTCTTTGCCGGTGCAGCCTTCTTGACAGGTACTGGTGCAGCGCCAGGAAGCGGGCGAGGTGACTGATCCGCAACCGAGATGAGGTGGTTATCTTCACCGGCCAGCTTTACGGCTCTGGCCCGATCCTCGGCTGTCAGTGTCTTCTGGTTGGCCTGTGGTGCGATGTTGGCGGTACGTGCCCGACTCATGCGGACTATTGCCGCGTCGATTTCGGCATCCGTCATCGACTTCGGCATCCGGCCCTTTACTTCGGTGATACGGACGAAGTCACTGGAGGGCTTGCCAATGTCACGAAGGGCAGCACGGACGGCGTTCTCGACCTCAATCTCCCGGACTTCATCAGAGGTGGGTGCTGGTGCAGCCTCCGGTGCCTTCTTCTCGTCCTTACCGAAGTAGTCACGCAGGAACACACGGGCATCGGCCTGGGCACGGATGGACTGCCCCAGTTCCTTGCGCTGCCGCAGTAGACTCAGACGCTCATCCGGGGTTAGGTCTCCCTTGAGTGTCCGATCCATGTCGATCATCTCGGAGGAGTTGAGGTCAATCTCTGTCTCTAGGCGGCGGATCCCTTCATCGGGGGTGATCTTCCCGGAGGAGATGTCGAACCGGATCTCTTGCAAGGAGGCGTTAGCGGAACCTTGCGGTGCCTCGAAACCCTTCTCCTCCCAGGCTTCATCGAAGCCCTTCTTCTGGTCGGAGGGCAGAGCCCGGGATCCGACAGGTGTGCCGGTCTTCTCCAGGATGGCGTCGATCCGGTCCTGCTTGTTGAGGCTGGACCGCTTGATCCCAAGGTCATCCTCAATGTCCCTAAGTTCGCCAAGCTCCATGGCTTCGAGGCGTTCACGGGTGAGGGTTGGTCCAGCCTCCTTGCCCGGTGCTACCTCCTGATCAGGGAAGACGGCCTCAACGTCAACGTACCGGGCACTCTTCCTCTCCCCCGGGAAATCTGGGTGACTGAACCGGCTGACACCATGGTCACGAACAACCCGGAACTTGGCACCACGGGGGAACAGCATCTCCCCCTCTTCACCCTCCACGGGTGACATGCCGACCATGCCGGTTCCCTTGCGGACCACCATCCTGATCACAACCGGTTGGGCATCCGCGTTGTCGATGGCGAACCGGACAGCAACATCCTTGTTGGCTGAGGCACTGGTGAAGCCAGGATCGTCCCAGGTGCGCCCCTCCAGGCTTTCATCCCTACTCAGGTCACCGAAGATGCGCCGGCCATCGACCCCTCGCCAAGCCTCCACATCAGACTTCAGCTTGGCGTCAGGGTTCTGGAACGCCTCATCCATGAGCCGTACTTGCTCACGGATCTGCTCCGTGCTTTCACCACGAGCCACATCAGCAAGACGGCGCTCGTTGAGGGCACCAGGGCTGGCCCGGTAGGCGTCAAAGGCGTCCTGCGTCTTCTTACCCAGCTTCTCGGTGAGTTGGTTTTCAGGCTCATCCTCGAACTCGTACGCCCTCAAGTCGGAGGAGTTGGCTGCGGCCTCACCCTTGGCGGCGGATTTGATCTGACGGTCGAACTTTGCCTGTTCCTCGGCGGTCGGCTTCTGGCCCTGAGTAGCCCTGCGGGCTGGCACCGCCTTCTTCGCCGGGGCACGGAACCCTTCATCACTGGGCGTCGGACGGGTGGTCCCACCACCAAAGGCACGAAGGCTCATGACAATGTGAGTCTTGCGTGCCTTGAGGTCCATTGAGGACGGGAAGGTGATTCCCAGCTCACGACCTAGCTGGTTCACATCCTCCATGTGATTGACGTCAGCAATGATGCGGTTCATCTCATCTGCATTGGTGCTGTTGTCGCTGAGCCGGCCAGCAATCCGCTGAAGAGGATGATCGTCTGGCAAGCCTGAGCCCCTAGCAATCTTTCGCCGCTCGGGTGTCAGTTGAGACATGAAGGACTTCGGGGCAGCCTTACGTGGAGCGGCAGCCTTCTTTGCCGGAGCCCGCTTCACAGGTGCCGGCGTCTCACCCCGCATGTGAGCCTTGATCCGGTCCTTGGTCCAGGACTTGGAAGCACCCTCAGCGCGAGGATCGGCAAGCAGCTCATCCTTCGTCATCTGGTCAATGTCGGTGACATCACGGACAGGCTTAGCGGGTGCAGCCTTCTTGGCAGCCGGAGCCCGCTTGACCGGTGTCAGTGGTGCCAGTTCGTCAATCTTTTCCTGTGTCAGTCCCAGAGACTTCAGTCGGGAACGCTTCTGGCGAGTGGTGAGGGAGTCATCTGAGACGATGTGGTCGGCTCGGTCCTCCGGTGTCAACGGGGTGCGGTCGACCTTCGGTGCAGCCTTCTTAACTGCTGTCCGTACCTTGGCTGCTTCAGTCTCGGAGAACGGCTTCTCCTCCGGTGGGTTGACGTACTTGTCAGTGGCCTTTTCACTCTGTGATTCCAGGAGGGCGGCCCGTAGCTTCTCGTACCGGTCAGCCGCAGCCTGGGCTTCGTCCCGTTCACGGCGGAACCCACGAGCCCGGTCACCGGAGGCATTCTCAGCCTTCTGGTGAGCAATCCCGGCCTCGCTGCGGAACCGCTTCGCCTCTTCCCGGGCAGCATGACGGGCCTGGGGCACGGACATCTGCCCACCTCGGACACCGGTAGCTATCTGCCGGTAGACCTTCCCGTCTTCCCCTTCGATCTTCTCCTTGTCCAGCACCTCCAGGGCCGTCCGGTACCGGGCCTGGGTGACGGTCATGTGCCGGCGACCGGTCTGAATCTCCTTGGCCCGCTGGAGTTGGGCAGCCTTCTCCAGCAACGGCTTCTCGGACGGCTCACCGGGCCGTACCCGCTGAGCCCGCTTGACGATGTCCTCTTCCGCCACCGACTGGCCGGACGGTGTTGGCTTCGGCCGCTCCGGTTCCCGGACCCCACGCTTGAGGCCGTGCTGCTCAGCGATCAGGTCAGCGAGTTGGTCCTGAACCTTGATGTCCTGCTCAAACTCCCGGTCCTTGTCGCTGGTGCCGTCGAGCTTGTCCTGGACCAGTTGCCGCTTGTTGACGGCGATGTCGACTTCCAGCTCACGAAGCGCATCCTCGGGACGCCGCTTCCCACTGGTGATGCCCTCATACGCCTTGTTGAACTGCCGGCGACGTGGGCCATCAGAGGGTGCCCCGATCCCTGCCTCATCGAAGGCAGCCCGGAAGTCAACGGTGCGGATCGGTTCCTCGGGTGCGGGCTCTGGTGATGGTGCTCTACCTGGAGCCCCACCACCTACCGATTCGGAGTGGATCGGCTCATTCCGTGGAGGGGGGCCACCGGGACCGGTATCAGTGGGTCCGGTGATCTCCGCTTCGGTAGCACCTAGCCCACGCATCCGCTGTTGGTGTTCCGCAATGGACTGCCGCTCCCGTTCGGCCCTGGCCTCAGGGGTGTTGGCCTCCTGTCGCGCTGCCTCCCGGCCGAGTCCTTCCCGTTCTCCCAGGGCACGCTGAGTCGGGGCCAATGGTGGTGCCCCAGTGGCTCGGGCTTCCCGCATCTCTGGTGTGGCACCGGTTTCCCGTTCGCCACCACGCAGCGGGTGTGGCTCCTCGCCTCCACCTTCGGTGTCAACGATGGCGGTGATGTGGTACCCGCCTCGTCCATCACGGTCCACTTTGGTGATCCGGATGGGCAGGTCCCGGTCCATCATCACGCCACGGTCGTTGGGACCGTTACGGGTGGGGGCGATCTTTGTGCCCTTGGGGGCGACGATGGCCATGTGGATGGGGCCACCGGAGCCAGGACTACCGATCCGGGTGGGGGTGTATCCCTTGCTGGACACCACCTTTCCAGGCAGGTCCCAGACGCCACCGTCTTCAGCGTCCATGAACGCCGGGTCGATGCCGAACGCTTCCGGACCCATGCTTCGGTGCAGGATCAGGTCATCATGGGACGGCTGAAGCTGAGCATCCATCATGTCCACGAAGCGCTGCGTGGATGCGTCCATCCGTCCGGCCTGTAGCTGGACATTGGTGTCGTGCAGGTCGGCCAGCAGCCGACGCTTATCTGCTTCTGGCCAATCTTTGTAGCTGCTGAACAGGTACTGTGACGCCTGCTGGTCCGAGCCGAACTCGCGGTAATCAATCCGGGCAAGCATGTCGAGGATGCGCTTGGCCAAAGTGATGGCCATGCCCACGCCAGCCTTATTGATGAACCGCCCGTTCTTGCCCCGGGGGTGCATGAGTTCTTCTTCTGCACCCCAGGAACTGCCCAGCTTCGCCACAGATCACCTCGCTACTGAACCGGAACCGGAGTCGGTGGAGCCTGCGCCTGCTGCTGTGCGATCTCAGGTGGGAGCGGCGGGTCGTTCTCCGGGGACCCTTCCTCAACGATCTGGTACGGGGCAGACGGGTCAGCCTCAGCCGCCGTGAGCCAGGCATCCCAGTCGGTCGATGCTTCGCCGGCGGCGACCGCTGTCGATGCCTTGGCTGCCAGTTCCGGGTCCATGGCGTAGAGGTGCTCCAGCCGCTTGCGTCGCTCCCGTTGGGCGTAGATTTCCTCGTCCTCCTGAAGGTCGGCCAGGCGCTGAGCCCGCTCCTGACGAGCCTCCTCTTCGTCCATCTGCTCCCGGACCATGGAGGCGAGTAGGGCAACATTGATTCCAGTCGGTGGTCCTGTGTATTCCTCCGGTTCCGGGACCACCGACCCAGCCGCTACCAGAGACATTTGCTCCTCGTTCTCCATCGAGTAGACCGGGAACGCGGGGGCGTTCACGGCAAGAGCGGCGGTCAGCTCCAACGAGCCCTGCTCCCGTCGCCAGTCGCCGGACAGTGGAGATCGGCGCAGCTTCGCCACCTTCTTCGGGGTGGCCTCCGGGACCACGGAGCCGGCCACCCAGATGCCGTACTCGTCCTCGCCGGCCCGGACAATGGCGATCTCGTCTCCGGTGTTGTCGTAGTGCAGGGCGGCGGCGGCGTAACTGAGCCGGATGTCGGCGTGCCGGGTGTCCATCACGATCTTGCCCACCCGCAGCGTGTCACCTTCAGCGGTGAGCACGGTGCCGAGATGGTAGGGGGCGTACCCGAGCCTGGACTTCGGGGCCAGCACACACTCCCGCATAGTCACGTCTCGATGGCACTCACCCCAGGCAGCCAGGTGCCCGTACAGTCGCCCGTCACCCTCCACGGTGATGGGCGTCTTGCCTTCCAGTTGTGGATCCTCGAACCAGGCGGCAGGTGGGGTGAGCGGGTACCCTTCCTCGCTCATGGCGTAGGTGTGAGAAGGGTTCATCTTCATGGCCGCACCTTCAGCGATCTCGATGCCGGCCTTCTTAGCGGCAGCCTTGATCCGTCCTTTGATCTGCTCAAGCTGCTCGTCGGTGTACTCGGCCGCGTTCTTCGGAACGTTGATGTACGCCCACGCGGCCCTGATGTGCTCCGGGGTGTCGATGGGGTACCTCTTCTTGTTGTCGCGGTAGCCCGGGTCGGCATAGTTCACGTCGCCATAGGGCTCCTTAGTCTCGGTTGCCATAGCTGCCTGGATCCCTTCCTGAGCTGACCGGTCCCATGGCGCTCGTATTGAGGCGTCATTGAACTCTTCGGCCATTATCGGGTAAATCTCACTGATCACGTTTCGGAGATCAGCCTTGTCTGCATCGGGGATGTCGGGTAGTCCACCATGGGCACCGGACAGCAGAGCCGCCGCCGCATAAATGGCGTGGTAGATCAGCGTCAGTCGGCCGTTGATGATGTCACCGAACGGGAGCCGGTACGAGGTGGTGGCAGTTTCCGGGAGCCGAGGGTCGTGCCACATGAAGGCCCGCTTCAGCTTCGCCGTATCAGCACCTTCCGCTGATACCTGAGCCCACGCAGCGATTCGCTTAACCGCATCATCGTTGTCAAATACCGCGTCACGGGGGGCAAGGGGAAGACCTTTCCAGCCAGAGGGGTTGACGGACGCCACCAGAGCCCCGCACCCACAGTCCTCTTCCTCCGGCCCTTCCAAGTCCATGACCATGTCGTAGTCGTCATCCGGCCACTCTCCATCCTGGTTGAGGGAGTAGATGCGCATAGCACTGAACGCTGGGATGGAGACCAAGGTGGCCCCACCGATGGTGAACTCCAGGACGTGGTCGATCCCGGTGAGTGGGTCAGCGGTGCCGGCCACCGGGCCACCCGGGTCAATGCTGGTGCCGACCACCCCCTGCTCCATCAGGTACCGGGCCTTCTTCGCGTCCGGGATGGTGTCCTCATCGAGGAAGTCACCCCAGCCGTAGGCAAAGTCCAGGCCCGCCTCGTTGGGGCCGTAGGTGATGCCCAGGATCCGGCCAACGGTGACAGCGCCCTCGTGCCCCGGTGCCGTACGCTCCCGCCAGTCCAGGGGCAGCGGCAGTACCCGGTGCCGGAGGGCTCCGTGCTCAAACACCCGCTTCCGCCGTGGCTCCTCAGTGAGTCGCCCGATGGATGCCAGGGGTCCGGCCCATAGGTGCTTGCCCAGCATTGGCATGGCAGCCAGCAACGCTTCCGCGTCACTGAGTTCCTGACGGGTATGGACGAATCCCTGCTGCCCCTGCTTCCCGTTGTTGGCACGAGCAGCCATGGCAGCCGTGATGGCAGCCTCGCCAGGGTGACCTTTCCCGGGAGGAGCGCCTAGGGCCTTCTGGTGCAGGATGTTGCACAGGCCCTCGGGGTTGGTGGGGAAATACTTCCGGAGCTGACGCACGCACCGGTTGAAGTCGTGGGGCAGACCCCAGCGGATCTTCAGGGCACCCTTGCCGGCGAGCCAGTACCTCTGTAGCTGGAGCGGCATCCCTCGTGCCGGGTTCGGATCCATCACCGCCCCCTTTCGTTGAGGATCACCAGGTCGCATCGGCAGTTGATGACCGCCTCAGGTGGTCCCATTGGATCACCCGGAAACATAAGTGGGAACCCTTCGACGTAGAACGGGTATCCGAGGTCCCGGACCTGGCCGTCTACTTCTCGGTGGGAGATTCGGACTCGTTCGTCTCGTTCGGTGTCCCAACGTTTGCGGAGCAGTCGCCCGGTGACCCGGGACTGTTCCATACCCGCTGCCAAGGTGCCGGCTCCGTAGGCTCGGGTGGTCTCGGTCTGGGCAATGGTTCTTGCCCTAGCCGGCCAGTTCTCTGAGCCGGTGTAGCTGAGCACGGAATCGACTCGTTGAGCAATCTGCTCCACTGATTCACCACTGTTCGTGCCATCCGTAATGGCGGCGAACACCAGGTTGTATGTCTCATCAGGCATCCGTACCAGGAAGTTCTGGGTCTGGGCTAGCTGACTTACTACGAAGGCGTGGCGGCTTACGGGGGGCACGTCGGTCGCCTGACTCCAGGCGCTCAGGCTGATCTTGCCAATCTCGGTCAGGATCGTATCGACTTCGCCGTCCCAGTCGCCCTGGGTGCCGTAGATGGCCGTAGGGTCCGGCATCATCCGGTACTGCCGCCATGGCTTCATCACCGCCTCTCGGGCACTGGCCAGCCACCGCTGCAACGCACCGGCTACCACTCCTGTCAGCCTGTTCTCATCCTCTTCACGGCTGGCCACGGAGGAAGCCTCTACGCTGAAGGACAGTGCCGAGGGTGGAGGAGCGATGCGGGACACGTTGTTCGATCAAGGCAAAGCAGTATTCCTGGAGCGTCGACTCAAGGGCTACCGTGTCAAGGCTTGGGTCAAGGTGTTCGGCCAGAACTGTGAGATGATCCCAGGCTCCGGCAAGCAGCTTCTGGCGATCAGCTTTGTCGGACGTGATTCGCGTATGGAGATCATGAGGCGGTACCCCGGGCCAATTGCCGCGCTGGTGGCGGTCAAGAAGACGCTTACCTACAAGCTCCATGGCCCGCACAACCGCCGCGTTTGCCACCACGAACACATTGGCGTTGGTCACCGCATAGGCATCTGGATCCCCAGTCAAGGACGCAGTGACCGCCTGCGGTCCTGGCGGTGGACCACCGGGAGCGTTCTGGGCCTCTGTTTCCAATGGGAGCGGCGGGCCGGCGGTTGGTGAGATGCCGGTCGGTGGTGCCGGTGGTGGGGGCGGTCCAGCACCAGGCATTCCTTGCTGCGGCGTGACCACGGTTTCGGCCGGCAGGATGTCCTCGGTGTAGCCAGCCACTTTGCGTACGGCTGGGATCTGGAACAGGTTCGGGTCCCGCAGCATCAGCTCCCGGGTGAACCGCTCCAAGTCCTCCTCGTCGCTGGGAGCATCGCTGATGGCGTAGTCGCCGGAGATGAGCACCGTTTCCCGGCTGACCAGACCCTTGTCGTACATCTCCCGGGTGTCCTTGAGCCGCTCCGGCCGCACAGTCAACGGGGCAGTGTCGTACCAGAACACGTACCGGTCCGGGTCTTCTTTGAGGGCCTTCAATGCCGGCTGAAGATAGCTGGAGGTCAATCCGTCGCAGATCCGGTTCATCAAAGGAACAATGTGGACGTTGATCTGGCCTTCCATGATCTGCCAGGCACCCCAGTGATTCGCTTCCCCGGCACCAGTGAGGATGGACGGGTCAATGTCCATGGCGAGGGCGAACCGGCGTAGGGCTTCAGCTCTCAGATCCAGCGCCTGCTTCGACAACTCGCTGGTGAACTGGATCAGGTCGATCTTCCCCAGCGCCTCTATCGGGATCTCGGCGAAGGTGGGCACCACACCTGCTGCCGTACCTTCACCCTTGAGTGAAGCCGAGCCTGTCTTCATCAGCCTGGATGTGAGGGCATCCCCACCGGTTAGCGGGTTGCCTTCCTGGTCCACCTCGTCCGGGAAGGACACTTCCTTCGGGATGAACATGAGGCCGGCAGAGACAAGCCGGGAGTCGATCTGGGCGAACACGAACCGGGTCAGCCGCTCGATCTCCCACAGCATCGGCATCGCCGCCCGGGTGGGGGAGTCAGCCCACAATCCACGCCGAGGGTGTGGGGTCCACACCCGGATAATCATGTCCCGCTCAGGGTTCAGATCCTCGGGCTCGCCGTCGTAGCTGGTCATGGTGACCCGGCCGGTGCGGGAGTACCGCTTCAGTTCGGAGCAGGACAGCACGAACCATTCGTCTGAGGTGGGGTCATCGGTGCTGCGGCCGATGATGTAGGCGTCGCCCGCCACGGTCAGGTTGATGCCGAGCATTCGGATGGCTTCGGCCTTACTGACCGGACCTCCGAACAGGGTGTCCGCCAGCCCGGCTATCTTGGCTTTCTTTACCTCTTGCTGGACCCGGCCGTTCTTGTCCACTTCGGCAACGTAGATACGCACGCGGGAGCAGGCGGAACCGATCCAGTTGGCTACGAACCTTAGTTCGCCAATGATGTCGTACAGTCGCCATGCTTCCTGCTGCCATGTGTCGTCACCGAACTTGTAGCTCCTCCATCCCTGCCCGTCCAGCTTGATTCGGGCAGCAGACGCGACAAGACTTTTCGGTGCCTCATGGGCGGTGGGAACGGCTGACGTAGCCCTCCGGCTGCCCAGGCGCATGGGCTACCCCTTCCGTTCAGAGAGATAGCCGGCAACCATCGAGGCTGCCGGAATGGCGAGGGCTGCAATGACCCACTTATTCGGGAACAGTATGGCCACCGGCATGATCGGGGTGGCCACCCAGATAGAGGTACACCATTGACAGTGGGCCAGATATGAGGCCATGGAGGACTCTCCCCACCGCCTCACCACCCACTGTCGGTACTTCACCATCAACTGGTCCTCAACCAGCAGTCTGGTTACACGAGCTACGGCAAGGACACCAACCACCACGGAAAGGACCAGCACGCTATTACTCTACGGTTGCCAAGAGCGCAAGGGGTAGTGGCAAAAAGAAACGCCCCCTACCAGCCATAGGGGGCGTCTCCTGTTGGTCGCTAGCGGTTCACTGCTGCCAACGTATCGTCTCGATAGTTACCGGTCCAGACTCCCACTCCACCGCAGGCGTCCGTGAACCCGTACGCCGGCCGGTGTGGGTCGATGGTGTAGTTACCGAACGGGGCATAGAACCGGTTATTAATGACGATCCAGCCGCCAGCCACATTCTCCGGGCAGTACACGGTGAAGGCACCGGCACTGAAGAAGTTCCCGTCCAGCCTCCACCGGCAGTTCTGGTCCGGGTTGCTGATGATAGAGCTGGTAATCGGGTTCAGGCCAACGAAGGAGTTGTGCAGGATCTGTACGTCACAGCCACCCTGCGACTGGATGACATCACCATGGGCCGCACTCGTGCCCTCCACTGCACCGAGGTAGGAGTCACGAATCACCGAGTTGGCATTGATCTCCAGTGCGTTTTCACAGTCGTGGACGTACATACGGGTCGCGACGAAGTTCGGTCCCCACAACCCGTTGCCGGTGCCGTTGACACAGGTGATCTCACTGTCGTGGATCGTCAATGAACCGGACTGAACCTCAACGCCCCAGAAGCAGACACCGGTGATCAGGCTGTTCCGGATCGTCACACTGGAGGCCCGGACTACCAGCCCGCACGGGATCCGCTTGCCGTCGATGACGGTGGTGCTGGTGGTAATCGTCATCGGCCCCTGGTAGGCCGTGAGCACCACGGGGCCAGGTACACCGGTTGACGCCAGGGTCGGATACCCACACGAGGCCAGCCGCGCCTGGTCGATGGGACCGGACGAGTTCTTCACGTCCCCGAAGCAGTTCCGTTGCAACCCAGTCGGGCTCGGCGTCGGCGTCGGCGTCGGCGTCGGCGTCGGGCTCGGGGACGGGGAAACGCTCGGGCTCGGGCTAGCTGACGGATTTGGTGATGGTGATGGTGAAGGTGACGGGCTAGCCGATGGTGAAGGACTCGCCGTGGGACTGGGGCTAGGCCCGGTCAAGGAATTGATCAGCTTCGTCTGCGCACTCACGCACCGATTAGCGGCGGTTCGCTCACCACTGGTCAGGTTCGGTAGTCCCAGTTGCAATTGACAGTTGCGCAACATCTCCCGGGCGAAAGTGAGGTCGGCTGACTCTGCGGCCGGCGCTGGTCTAGCCAGCACCACCAGTGCCACAACGAGCCAGATGATCGGCCCTACGACCAGTGACACCTGGAAGGCACGCTTCCATCGTTTGGTTCTCAGGGACATCTCCATAGCCCCATACTGCTACAGCAGGCGGTCCAGGGCATACAGGTCCTGGGTGAGCTGGAAGTCGTACTTGCTGGGGTCGGAGACGTTCATCCGGTTCCGCTCGCCGGCCATGAGCTTCAGGCAGGCATGAACTAGGGCGTCCATGCGGTCCGGTGACTCCCGGGTACTTTCCGGGTCGAAGAGAACCATTTGATCCTCCAGCAGGTCGTGTTCACCGACCATGTGCAGCCGTCCCTGTTCGGAACGCATGGCCACCGGCTCTGCCCGCGTCTTCTTGCCGTGTTTGGCGTGGACCGCCAGCATCGGAGGAGAGGAGTTCTTTGGGAACATCCCCAGGTCGATGCACTCGACATAGGCGTCACGGAGCACTTCCTGGAGGTACCGCTTACCCAGGTTCTCCTCGTACACCAGTAGGTCGGCACTGAACTCAGCCACCGCTCGCCACATCGCCAGGGCTGCTGCACGGCCGGAGTCCGGCACCGTCCGATCGGCCCGGACGTACAGGTGGTTGTCCGGACTCCTTGACACAACAATTATTCCGGTGCTGGCGTCCTCGCCGGTCAGGTTGGGGTCCACGCCCACCACCGTGGACACCAGGTCCGGCATCTCCTCCAACTTAATCCGGTACTTGACGATGTTCATGCGCTTAAACAGGCCACCACCGGTCAATTCCAGCATCTTGCCGTACAGCTCCTGCTCCCCCAGGTCGGTACCGGTGTAGCGGAGCTTCAACTCCCGCAGCACATGGGCGGACAGGTTGGCGGCGTTGTCGAAGGTGGAGCCACCCATGAGGTAGATGGTCCCGTCCTCCCGGCTCATCCACTCCTGAAGCAGCTTGATTGGCTTCGGGGTGGTGGTGGCGAAGCAGCGGGGGTGATCCCCGATCAGGTCTGTCCGCAGGGATGGCAGGATGCCCTCGTACCAGGACTCGTACGGCTTGGGCCACTTGCAAATCTCATCCACCCAGGCACCGGAGGCGTTGTAGCCACGCCCGACATCCTCGTCGTCGGCCCCTTCGGCGTACACCTTGGCACCGTCCGGGAACAGGATCATGGGTCTGGGTGACTGCTTGTACCGGTAGTCGATTCCTCGCCGCTGGAGCACCCGAAGCATCCCAGCCGGCCCCTCCAGGCAAATTGTCCTGGTATCAGCGAGCGTCTCAGCGATCAGAAGCCACTCGGTCGGCTGACCGTGTGCGTCAAACGGGTGCTGGATTACTTTCTCTGTCAACCATTCCGCACCCGCCCGAGACTTCCCCCAGCCACGTCCGGCCAGGGCCAGGGCAACGAGCCAGTCCCCGGTCGCTGGCGGGATCTGCTCCGGGCGAGCTACCCACCACCACTCCCCGTTGATGATCTCTTGCAGGATCTCTGGCGGCAGGGCGTCGATCCACGGGTCCCGAACCTCCCGTGGAAGTAGTGCCACCCGTTGTGCCAGCGAAAGTCCCATTTGCTTGATCATACGACGGAGGGGTACCGTCGAGAGCACCTACGGGATCGACTGGACCGCCCGATCTGACCTCCGGGTCAGGGTCCAGTCAAGGATTCGGCCCCCTAGCGTCCCAAAAGACGCGACGATGGGGGCCGAATCTTTTTGTCATACCCGCTTGGTACCTTCCCACCTAACCGAGGGAGGGCTAGAGTCAGTTGATACCCCTGGCTAGGCAACGGATAGAGGTGTTCATGGATGACTTGGCCGACATCGACCTCGGTCGGGCGGTTGTGGCTCAAAGGAAGCTCAAGGAACTGCGTGACTCGCTGGGTCTGACCCGCAGTGTCATGGCAGAGTTCCTGCACACGTCGGTGTTGACATACACCTCCTGGGAGAAGAGGCCGAAGATCGCGATGTGGTCCGCCTCCGCTGGCAAGATCGGGCGGTTCTACCGGGCAGCGACAGTGGAGCTGGAACTCCTGAACGAGGACAAGGTCCCAATCAAGAAGCTGGCCCCCCTTCATGTCGCAGCCAGCCAGCTTGGGGTCCCACAGGAGTTGCTGTTCCAGTGGTACCGGGACGGGAAGTTCCAGGCATTTGACCTTGGGATCCTGGGCCTGTGGCTACGGCGGGACACCATCAAGGACATCGGGCATTGAGGAGATGTGTCATATGCGGAAACGAGCTGCACCCTCTCCTGGAGCCCGGGACCATCACCCATCCAACGTGCCCCATGTTCTCTGAACCGGACGAGGGCGACCCATTCGCCGCGCTCCTGAAACACGAGCTGACCGAAGTGATCCTGGCCAAGGAGCGAGCCAATCCCCGGGCGCAACAAACCGAGGTGGGTCCTTCCGAAATCGGTGACCCCTGTGACCGTCGCCTTGGGTACAAACTCGCCGGTATCCCGGAGCGGAACGTGGACTACGACCCGTGGCCATCCATCATGGGTACGGCTATGCACTCCTGGCTGGAAGAGGCAGTCCGGGATCATGGTGGTAGTGAGTGGATGACTGAGACCCCGGTAGCTGTGGGCGAGTTCGTGAAGGGTCATTCGGACCTGTACCACCGGTCAACCGCCTGCGTCATCGACCACAAGTCAGCCGGCCCTGATGTTATGAAGAAGATTCTGAAGGAGGGGCCTCCCCCTGGATACGTGGTCCAGATACAGTGCTACGGGTACGGGTACGAGAAGCTGGGGATGCCGGTCAGGAAAGTGGCCTTGGTGTTCTACCCCCGAGCCGGCTGGCTCCGGGACATGTACGTCTGGGCCGACACCTATGACAGATCCATCGCTGAGGCTGCCTTGAAACGTCTGTACGGAATCGCGCACACAGTAGTATCCCTGGACGTATTGAAGCAGAGTCATCGATGGGAGCAAGTGGATGCAACCCCATCCAACTCGTGCGGGTTCTGTCCCTGGTATGACCCGGGCCGGGACCTTGAACGAGGGGCCGACGACACCGGATGTCCGGGGAGGTGAATATGACCGAGAAATCTGACTGGTACAAGGACATGGTGAAGGCGACCAAGGAACGTGAGCGTGCCCTCACGATGGTCGCCAGATGGCAGGAGATCGTTGCTGATGCTGAGGCAACAATCAAGCGACTCTCATTGAACATGGCAGCAGAAGCGGCTCAGAAAACGGAACAGGAGTAGGGAACATGAAGTTCGATGAACCGGAAGAGGCTGGCGGTAACCGCTGCTACCCGAAGAACGTGGTCAACCACCTGCTACTGGTGTGGGCCGTTGACTACGTCGCAGATAGCCCGACGAAGTTCAGCCGGCCAGACAAGCCCAGTGACGTGATCATCGTTGACGTGGTCGACCTGGACCAGGTTGACGAGGAGACCGGTCAACCAGGGCTCGTGGCCCGGCAGGCTTGGTGGCGTCAGGCCCGCCTGATCCAGAGCCTGAGGCCGAAGCTCGGAAGCGCGGATCCAATGCTGGTCCGGATGGTGAAGGGGGTCAGCTCCATGGGCATGAACGCCCCGTTCGAGCTGGTGTCCCAGACCGGGGATCCTCAGTGTGTCAGTCGGGCACAGTCCTGGTTCGGAGCCAACCCGGGGTTTAAACCCAGCGTCGCTGGTGCTGCTGATGTGCCTCAGCAGCCGCAGCCGGCCTCTCACTGGGACACACCGGAGCACGAGTACGCCCCGGCCCAGGAGGAAACCCTGCTGGAGCGGATGGCTCGTCAGTCCACCCAGCAGAGCCCGTCACTGCCACCACGGCAGCCGGCTCGACCTGACGGAATGCCCTTCTGAAACAACGAAGCCCCCTCCGGGTCCGGAGGGGGCTTCGGGCTCTAGCCTACTGGTGGGTTCGGTGCCATGATGAAGACCACCTTCCGAGGCCGCTCGGCAAACAGTAAGGGTCCCCTTCGGCGTTTTCGATACCAGGGGACCCCTACCAGATAGGTGACGAGATGAAGATAGCAGACATTGCCAAAACTTGGCAATCGGCCGGAGTGTCGGTCATCCCAATCCTTGCCAACCAAACGAAACGTCCCGCCTTCCGGTGGTCCCCGTACCAGGTCTCCATACCCACCCTGGGTGAGGTGGATGAGTGGTGGGGCAACGGGAAACCGTACGGGCTCGCCCTGATCTGTGGTGCCGTCTCCGGCAACCTGGAGATGACCGAGATTGAGGGTCGGGCGTGTGATGGGGAAACCCTCACCGACATCAGCAACCGCATGGACGAGCTAGGGGTCGGGCACGTCTGGGACCGGCTCAACAGCCACGAGGGCTACTCGGAGCAGTCACCCTCGGGTGGGCTGCACCTGCTGTACCGGATCTCCGACCACGAGGTACCCGGCAACACCAAGATTGCCAGTGGTGAAGATGGGCTCTGTCTGGCTGAGACCCGTGGTCATGGCGGGTACGTGATCGTGGCCCCCACCCCCGGCATCTGTCACCCGTCCGGCGAGTCGTGGAACCTGATCAGTGGCAGTTACGGACACTTGCCGTCAATCACTTGGACTGAGCGCAACCTGCTGCACGAGGCTTTACAGTTGGCTTTGGGTGGAACCCCCGGTCCACCCGTGCCGGCCGTGCTCCCCGATCCACCCCCCCGGGTCCCAGGGTTGAGCGCGGCCGGTCTCACCCCGGGTGACGACTTTGAAGATCATACTGACTGGGCAGAAATACTGGAGCCACACGGATGGCACCTCGAATCCAGACATGGAACCGAACGACACTGGACCCGCCCCGGGAAAAACACTCGGGATGGCGCTTCGGCCACCACGGGCAGAGCCAACGATCGCGACCGCTTATACGTGTTTTCAACCTCCACCTTGTTTCAGTCGGAAGTTCCCTATACCAAATTCGGGGCTTATGCACTGCTGAACCATAACGGTGATCATTCAGCCGCCGCTAGGGCGCTAGCGAAGCTCGGCTTCGGGGACCGGCGCGAGGTTGCCGTACTCGACACCCTCAACCGGAACCCAGAGGAAGAGACCTGGTACCGGCTGACTGAGGCCGGCAATGCTCGCCACCTGTGGGACCGAGTTGCCGGCCGGTACCACTTCGTTCACCAGACCAAGCACTTTGTCTACTGGGATGGCAAGGCGTGGATTGAGGACCGGAACGGCTCACTCACCCGGGAACTGCTCCAACTCACCGAGGACATGGACGCCTACGGGCAGGCCAACGACATCCAGGCCCGGTGTAAATGGGCCACCGCATCACAGAGCAGCGCGAAGATCAAAGGCACCCTTGAGGTCATGAAGGCCATGGTGGGTTGCACCCGAGGCTGGGAGGAGTTCGATGTTGACCGGCACCTGCTCAACGTCGGCAACGGCATCCTCGACCTACGCACTGGGGCTCTGGCTGCGCACGATCCAGCTAAACTGATGACCCGGATGTTCGCTGCCTCGTACGACCCCAGCGCCACCTGTCCCGAGTTCCACGACTTCATGGACGCCGCGTTGCCTGACCCGGAGATGAGGACCTATGTCCAGCGAGCCCTTGGGTATTCCCTCCTCGGAGATGTCGATCAACGATCCATCTTCTGGATCTACGGACCACCGGGCACGGGTAAATCAACTCTTATGGATACTATCCGTTTCCTCTTTGGAGACTATGGAACCACGGCTAGCTCAGGTGCTTTTAGGGCTAAGAGCAAGGACCATGGGCCTTCCACCGATCTCCACGACCTACGTAGGAAGCGGTTCGTAACCACCTCCGAGACGGCCGAGACCACCTCCTTCGATGAGGACCTGCTCAAGCGACTCTCCGGCCGCGACCAGATGAAGTCCCGGGAGCTGTACCAAGCAAACCAGGAGTGGACCCCGGAGTGTGTGCTGTGGATGGCCACCAACAACGCCCCCCGGTTCAGTAGCGATGACGATGCCATCTGGCGTCGGACGAAGCTGATCCCGTTCCTGACCGTGTTCACGGGTGCTGGCGAGAGGCCGGACTTCGCTCGCCGGGTCCTGCTCCAGGAACGGAATGGGATCTTGAACTGGCTCCTGGAGGGACTGGCCGACTTCCAGGCGTTCGGCCTGGGGGAGCCGGCATCAGTGCTCCAGATGGCCAAGGATCAGCGGGCGCAGTCCGACTCGGTGGCCCGGTTCATTGATGAACGGCTGCTCGACGGAGTTCTGGTGGAGGGGCCACAGGAGCGGGTCCGGACCAGTGAGCTGTATGCCATGTACACGGACTGGGTGAAGCAGTCCGGTGAGCGTGCCGTGGGCAGTCGCCGGTTTATCACCCGGATGCAGACCAACTTCCCGCACCTGCCCCACGTCAAGATCGCAGGGCATTACTACTGGCAGGGGCTCGGGCGTGCAGTCAACGGCTGGATGCTGGGTTCGGCCCCACCCACCCTGTACAACGACTAGGACTTGACGCTGGTGACAGTGGTGGTACTGTTGCTCCCATAAGCACTAACCCCCCCCTGGGGGGACAAGGAAGGAGGATCAATGAGTAAAAGTATCTTGATCGAACTGATCAAGACGGATCGGAAGCTGGAACCCGGCGACGACATCGCGGACCTGGCTAACCTGATCTCCGGGTTCGGCCTCAAGGTTCCCGTGCTCCTAGACCAGGACTACAACCTGGTCGACGGGCTCCGGCGCATCGAGGCCATGAAGCTGCTAGGTGAAACGAAGGTCCCTGCTGTCGTTGCTGACATGTACGAAGAGGCCATCGCCAACCTGAAGCTGGCACACCAGGACCGCGACGGTGTTGGTCCCAAGCGGACCCGGCAGATTGAGCTGGGCATCGAGGATCTTCGGATCGCCCGCACCTCCCGTCTTCGGGCCAGGTACGCCAACGTTCCGATCGGCAAGCGCGGCACCATCCCTAAGGAGCTTCGAACCCGGGATCTGTTTCAGGACGCGATGAACGATGTTAACGCGCCCAAGTACGCCCAGATTTACCGACAAGCCGAAGCCGGGGTCATGTATGCACAGGAACTGGTCGACGCACTAGAGGCTGGCGAAATGGGCATCAGCACCGCCATCTCCCGCCTTGAGGAACGGCGACGGACAACCGGGGACGTTCATACGTTGCCGGACCAACGGGCACTGCTCCACGGTGCCACTCGGGGACTGTCCGGCCTGGTCAAGGGCCTGGACAAGATGGGGAGCCCAGTCAAGCTGTCCAAGGCCGAACTGGAGCCCATCCTCAAGGAACTCAAGGCTCACCGCGCCAAACTAGCTAGCTTCATCCGATACATCGAAAAGGAGTCAAAAGGAAAATGACGGAATACAATTTCACCGAGGAATGGATCCCGGTGTCGGAACTGGAAATCGACCGGGCCGTGCAGCGGTCCAGCTTCGACCGGGGCAAGGTTGAGCGGTTCAAGCGCAACTTCAACCCGGCCGCTCTGGGCGTCATCACAGTGTCCCGGCGCAACAAGGTGACACTCATCATCATTGATGGGATGCACCGCACTCAGACCGTCAAGGAGCTGAGCACCAACGAGGGCAAGATCCTCTGCCACGTCTTCACCGGCCTGACCAAGGCCGAAGAGGCGCAGATGTTCCTGGACCTCAACGCCGGCACCCAGCCAACGGTCATGGACAAGTTCCGGGTTTCCATCACCGCTGAGAACGAAAGGTCCATCGCCATCGAGAAGCTCTGCCACGCCTACGGGTGGTCTATCAATCCCTCCCGGAACAAGGGCAATATCCAGGCAGTGACCACCCTGGAGCGGATCTACAAGCTCTCAGAGAAGATCGAAGCTGAACCGAACCTGCTTCAGGTGGTGCTCCTGTGCATCACTCACGCCTGGGGCCTGGACCCGGACGGGAGCAAAGCCGTCATCATGGAGGGCATCGCTGCCCTGGTCGCTGAGCACGGCAGCAACCTGGACCTGGACGTGCTCCAGCGCAAACTCCAGAACTACCCTGGTGGCCCCACGGGGCTGCACACCGACGCTGTGGCCTTGGCCAACATGCGACGGGGCCGAGTCACTATGGCGGTCGCTGAGAGGCTCACGGACGAGTACAACAAGGGCCGCAAGTCCAAGGGCCTGAGCCCGTGGCGTCGCCGGTCATGAAGCTCGACTCACCTATCGCTGGTGCGTTAGGCGCACTAGCCGCGTTCACACTTCTGATGGCCCTAGTCGCTGTTCTTGTCAACAAATGGGAGCCCTTCCTTGGCTCACTCGTCATCTGGGTGGGCCTCGGGGGAGCAGTTCTTGGAGTCAAGATCCATAACCGGTTTCGGGGGGAAGAAGAGTGACTACGGCGTGGTGCCGGCGATGCCGGATGCGGATTCGGTGGTATCCCAGGTGGGGGGCCTGGGGTACGGCCACCGGAACCAAAGAGTTCGCTACTCAGTGTGTGACCCCGGACGGGGAGCACGAGCCCACTCAGGAGAAGAATTGGGGAGGTGCCGAGATTGGCACAGTTACCACCTGACGGAACCTGGCTCATTCAACAAATCGGTGGAGAGGTCATCCTCTTTCACCGGTACACAGAGGAAGAGGTTGTGCGCTTCAATCCCAGTGATGCTGATGCGGCGGCTAAGGCTCAACACGCCATCCACCTGAGTGATCAATTGGATGATGAGCAGAAGTCCATGGCACATTTCTGGTCCGGGTACTTTTACGCCCACGCAACCTGAAACGAAAGAGGCCCTACCCGGAACCCGGGTAGGGCCTCTTCTGTTTCGTTCACGCCATGGCGGATTCCGGCTGCTTCCTCAGCTCTGTGACTACGGAGTAGGCGTAGTTGTAGGAGGTGCCAGCAGCGGCGGCGATGTCCTTGATGGACAACTCTGGTGCCTTAGCGAGGATCTGGGCAATTCGCTCCTTGCTGTTTGGTCCCTTATCCCGCTTGGGGGCCGCGTCAACCTTCGGCTTCCCGGTACGCACCATGGCTCCTGCCTCAGCCGCCTCCAGGTTGAGGAGGTGGGCGTTCAGCTCATATACCGACACGGAGGCGATCACCATGAGGCCATCGATCAGGAGCGGAAGCATGAACCCAGCCTGATCATCCCCGGTGTAGCGGAGAACCGCCGCACGCTGATGCCAATAGCTGAGCCAGCCACCGGCACCTGCGATGCCTGCGGTGGCGACCGGTCGTGCCAGTCTGATAAACCACGCTGCGTCTTTGCGTATGGGGATCCTGCTGACTAGTTCCCAACCACCTAGAACCAGCAGGGGCGGCATGGCCGCAAAGGTCCATGTCACCAGGTTGAACGTCCCCGCATGGAGGATGTTCGCCCAGATTGAGAGGGCGGCGGTAGCGACGATGATGCCACGGCAGTACCACCTGAGGTGAACGAAGTTCTTGCGCTTTTTGGATACATTCATCCGATTCCCCTTTCAAGGGATTGTGTTGATTGGCCTGGGGTAGCGGGGGCATAGCCTCACTCGCTCTCACCAGTACGGCAACAGTATCCCAGGGGAGGGGTGGGTGTCAAGAGCTAGAGGATGTGTCCACTTGCCAGAGCCCGGTGGTACGCCAGCCACCGGTCATCAGCCTCACGTCGAAGCTGTTCCGGTGTAGGTGGCGGCTGGCACTCAGGACGCCGGCACGGGTCCACCAATGAGGCGTACGGCCCAGCAACCGTGCTGATGTCGATGACATCCAACTCGTCACCACAGGTGGGGCACTTAGGCATTGAGCAGCCTCCAGGCTTCTGCGAGCTGTGGCGGGCACACCGCGTTCCCGATCACGCTCAGGGCCTTGGTGCGCTCCAGCCACTGGGTTACGTGGCCCTCAGGTAGGCACATCAGCCACTCGGCGAACTGGGCCGATAGCCGGGGTAGTCCCCGTGGTCCAATCTCACTGATCAGTGGTGGTGGTCCGTACGCCTCAACATGCTTCTCTATGGCGCGCCCGTATCTGGTCAGGGTCACCTGCAACTGACCCACGCGCTCCAGGGATCCCGTCAGGTCCTCACCGTCGTCAAGCCTAGCTGTGGGGGTGGGGAACACGTCCCAGCGTCCCTGGACGGCACAGAACCTGGTCGGCACCCGCTCCACCTCCGCTGCCCATTCACCACGGGTGGCGAGGAGGAACAGCCGGTGCCGGTGGTGGGCAGCCTGTACGTGACAGGCACCAAGGGTGAGCCAGCGGACCCCGTACCCGAGCTGGTCGGTTAGGTCATCCAGGATCTGGTTCCACAATCGCCCCCCGTCGAAGTAGACCAGGTTCGGCACGTTCTCCATCAGGAGTTGATGGGGTCGTTGCGCGTCCAGGGCTCGGGCAACCTCGGGCCAGAGCCAGCGAGGATCAGCGTCACCACGCTTACCACCGGCCGAACTGACCGGCTGGCAGGGAAACCCGGCCGTGATCAGGTCGACTTCCTCTTGCAGCCACCAGTCGACCTGGGTCACGTCACCCAGGTCGGCGTCGTAGTCGGTGCCGGGAAGACGAATCTTGCTCAGGTCCTCGTCCCACTCAGCCCACCAGGGCATGGTGAAGTCGACCCCGGCCAGCTTGAGTCCTAGCTCGATGCCGCCGCAGCCGGTGAACAGGGATCCAATTAGCACTACTGGGTCCGCTTCCTGCTCCGCGCCATGAGGTACAGGGTGGTCGCCACGAACACTCCATAGACCACCGCCCAGTACTGTGCGCCCTCTGACCACGCCTGGATCACGAACATCAGTCCAAGCACCCACAGGATCACCACGAAGATCCAACCAATCATCGGTTCATCCACCATTTCTCGAACTTGATCAGGCCCCAGGCCAGCAGGCCCACGGCAACGAGTAGCAACCACTCCATACCCTCAACCCTACCCCTCCCCCCACCCGCGTTCAAGAGCCCGCGCTCACTGAGCCAGGATCCTCGATCCTCGCGCGAGCAGACCCCGGAAAGTTGTTGCTGAGTCAACCAACAGGACTA